ATTGGAATTGCTGGAATTATTAAAGCTGGCGTTGAATACATCAAAGAGCAAGTTAATTGGGAAGATGATAAGGCAACCAATACCGGAAATTATTCAGCAGCAACCAATACCGGATATCATTCAGCGGCAACCAATACCGGAAATTATTCAGCAGCAACCAATACCGGATATCATTCAGCGGCAACCAATACAGGAGATCGGTCAGCAGCAATTGTAGAAGGAAAAGAAAGTATTGCGTTAGCTACGGGAATTAAATCAAAAGCCAAAGGGAAAATTGGATGTTTTATTGTTCTGGCTGAATGGAAAGAAATTAATTGCGAATATCATCTTATAGATGTTAAATCAGCAAAAGTAGATGGCGAAAACATTAAAGAAGATACTTTCTATATGTTGAAAGAAGGAAAATTTGTAGAAGTAGATTAAGTTGCCCTGGAAGGTGCGGTAACACCAACCAGGACGGTATCTAACTAAGAACGAGTTAGTTAAATACAGGATTATTATAACACAACCTCCTGTATTTGACAAACAAAAATATAACAGGAGGACTTTTTATGCAAAAAAATGGCGAAAATCAGCCGCTTTCCAGTGAAATCATTGCTGATCTGGAAGAAAAGCTGATGGCAAGAAATGTAATTATCGTTATTCTGGCAACTGCACTTGCAGTAACCACATCCAGAAGAAAGTGAGGACAAAATGAAAGAGGTGGTAAAGACAATAGGAGAAATATTTGTAGGAATAGGGATGTTTACAGTAATCTTCTCAATCACATGGATGTTTACATCATTTGATGCTATCGGGGTGTTCTTTGTATCAACAGTCTTATTCTCAATGGTGTTTCTTCCTATTATATTAGAAATGGAGGAAAAGTAAATGCAAAGATTAAATAAAGTAAGATTATCCGGAAGAGCCGGGGAAATAGTATTCAGCCACGAGCATTACGGAAGATACTATTACAAATTCATGCTGACAGTCATTCGCAAAAGTGGTGCAGTAGATATGTTCCCAATCGTTATAGAAGATTCCATTGTACGTGATAACGATTATAACGGAAAAGAAGTTGCGGTAACAGGAGCAATCAGAAGCATGGACACTTCTAAAAATCCAAATAAGCACCACAATGTTAATTATATCGCAGCTGATGAAGTAGAAATCCTGGATGAACAGGTTCCAGATGGCGATATAAACAAAGTAGAGTTTATTGCCAGAAGTTGCACGAAAGAGCCATATGCAAAACTTACATCAGTAACGCACAGAAAAGTTTCAAATCTTTTTGTAGCAATTCCAAGAGAGTATTCAGAAAGAGCGGATTTTATTCGCTGTACTTTATGGGGAAAAGGTGCTGATCTGGCGGTAGAGGTTAAAAGAAATGATTACATTAAAGTATCTGGCAGATTAATGAGCCGTGATGTTTATGTTAATGGGGAAGAAACGGAAACAGTATATGAGATTTCCGTAAAAGAAATGGAGAAATTGGAGGATGAAGAATAATAAGAATGAAGTTCAGATATTTGGCGTAATAATGGATATTCAGCCAGGAACGTTTTTCAAGGACGGAGAAAAATTCGTAAGATTCTATATTGGTGCAAAGCGTACCAGCGGGAACGTAGATTTACTTCCGGTAATTGTTGAAGAAAAGCAGACGGAGGGCTTAAAGATTGGAAAATACGTCTACGTTGAAGGGAGATACAGTTCTTCAAACAAACATGAAAGTGGAAAGTCACATTTGATTCTTGAAATCAAAGCGGAAACAATCTGGTGTGGAGAAGGTGATGGGAGCACAGAAGGTGAAAACAAAATCATTCTGGAAGGTTATCTTTGCAAACCGCCTGTGTACCGCAGAACACCAATAGGAAAAGAAATCTGTGATTTGATGATTGCTTGCAATGAATATGACTTGCGAAGAACAGATTATATCCCATGTATAGCATGGTGGAAAGAAGCCAGAGAAGCTGCTGATTTCAAGGTTGGAGATTTCGTAAAAATAATCGGAAGAATCCAGAGCCGAATTTATCGGAAAAAATTATCTGGTGATGAAATAGAGCTTAGAACTGCATACGAGGTATCAATAGGGAGGATAATCGAGCATGAAGGTGGAAGTGAAAAAGATTTCGTTGGAGAATTACAAGAAGTTTCCGAGTAAGTCTGTAGATTTGTTTCCAAGAACAGAGATTTCCGGCAGAAACAGAGAAGGAAAGTCCACATTGCAGGATGCATATTTGGACGTTTTGACAGGAAAGATGGCAAATGGTACAGAACCGACTTCTATTCGCAGAAAAGAAAATGGCGTGGAAGTGCCAAAGGTTGATGTTGTAAGAGAACTTACACTTGCGATTGATGGGAAAGAAAAAATGATCCGCAAAATCACAAAGCAGAAGTGGAGAAAACCAAGAGGACAGTCAGAAGAGGTATTCGATGGAAATGAAACTTCTTATGAAATTGACGGATTCCCGGCTAAATCAAAAGATTATACCGAGTTCATCCAGTCAATAGCAGAACCTTCAACGCTTCTGATGTGCAGTAATTCAAAAACTTTTCTTGATATTTTACAGAAATCCACTTCGGAAGCCAGAAAAAAGCTTGGGGAGATGGCAGGATTTGACGTAAATAAATTTATTTTAGACAATCCTCAATATGTTTCTTTAAGCGAAATAACAAAAGGAAATTCTATAGAAAACACTCTGAAAAAATTAAGAAAAGATTTAAGAGATCAGAAAAAGAAATGCGATGAAAAAGACACGGAAATCAAGTATGAAACCAATAGAAGTGTTGAAGCGGAAGACACTTCCTCCCTAGAATCCAAAAAACAGGAGCTTAATGCGGAGCTTTCTAAACTGGAAGAACAGGAACAGATTCTTGAAGATTCGGCAAAAGGCTATGACAGCCTTTCATATGAAATCCGAGGACTGAAATCTTCCAGGGATGGACTTGTTAGCAAGGCGAATGAATGGTTAAGAGCCAGACAAAAATTCATTTCTGATACATTTTCCGAACTTAAGTTAAAAAAATCAGAAAAGGAATCAAGCATTCGTATTATTGGAATGGAACTGGATAACCACATAAGAGCTGGACAACAGGCAAAAGCCGACTTGGATAGAGCCAGACAGGACTATCCAAGAATAAAAGAAATGGAGTGGGATGATTCTGGACTGAAAGCTATTGAAGTCGAAACATTCAATGATTCTGATACTATTTGCCCGACCTGTGGACAGGAACTGCCAGATGAACAGATTGCCGAATTGAGAGCTTCCTTTGAAGAAAAGAAGAAGACTAGAATTGAATCACAGTTGAAAGTAAAAGAATCCTTTGAATTGGAGAAGCAGGAAAAGCTTAAATATGTCTGCGACCTTGGAAATACTTCCGCTGCAAAATTAAAGAAAACTAACGAGGAAATCAACAAATTACAGTCGGAAATTAGCGTAGCACAGGATGAAGTTGCTGAACTCACTAAGCAGATTGAGGAAGAGCAGTCCAAATTTATGGAGCTTCCAGAATCTGTAGATATGACAAATGATGAAGAATATCTTGCGGTTACAGCGAGAATTGCAGAACTTGAAGAGAAACTGAAATCATTTGATGATGTTCCTGGAAAGAAACAGGAATTAAGAATGCAGATCAGCAATGTTATGAAACAGATTTCCAATGTGGATGCAGACATTAAGATTGCACAGGCAGCAGTCACAGAGAAAGAAAAGCGAGTAGCCGAACTGAATAAGGAACTGAAAAGCATTGGACAGGTACAAGCTGATATTGAAAAGAACATTGATACCGTTCTTAACTTCTCAATTCAGAAAAACAAGGCACTGGCAGAGAAAATCAATCCATACTTTAAGCATTTCCAGTTCAGTTTCCTTGATTACACGATTGATGGAAATCCAGTGGAAACTTGCAAGATGATCTGTAATGGAATCGACTACAACAGCGGATTGAATCATTCCGACAAAATTCTTTGCGAGGTTGATTTACTGAATGGATTACAGGAAATGAATGGGCTAAATCTGCCGATTTGGATTGATGATTCGGAGAGCATTGACAAAAGTAGAATCCCTATGTTAGACAGGCAGATGATTGTGCTAAGAGTGACAGATGGAGATTTGAAAGTAATTTGATAAACAGGAGGGGAAAATGCTAACAGCAACATGGGGAAAACATTTTTTCAAAGCGGATGCTACAAAATGTGCTTCTGAAATCATGGAAATTTGCGATCAGATGGAATCTGCTACACCACAGCAGATTCTTGAGAAAGCAAGGGACGAAAGTACAGAATTACATAAGTGCTTCACATGGGATGATTCCATAGCAGCTGAAAAATACAGAATCCACGAAGCCAGACAGATTGTTTGTCAGTTAAAAATCGTGGAACAGGATATTGACAACAAGTCAAAGCCGACAGCAATTCGAGTGTTTTACAAGACAGATGGCAAAAGCGGATATAAGCCAACACAGCTTATTTTGAAGCAGCCAGATGAATACGAAGCACTTTTAGAGCGTTGTCGGAATGAACTTCTGTCAGTGAAACAGAAATACCAGAATATTTCCGAATACGAAGAAGTTTGGGAACTGATTAATTAAACATGAATGCCGTTACTGTGCTGATATGCCTGCAAGAGTGGGAACATAATGCAGAACATGACATAACAGGGCACTACAGAACAAGACAGAAAAGAACGTTACACCTTATTCTTGCGGGCTTATGAGTGCAGTAGCGGCGAAATTCCTATGTTGATATGCCTGTAAAATCGACAGGAAAAATAAGATATAACATCAAAGTAAAGTACAGTACATCATAATTACCCATTTTACAGGTTTATGAGCGTAGGAAACCACAGCATTTATCAGTCTGCATAAGCAGAAAGACAGGATAACTCACAACACAACAAAATAAAACAATTCAGTATAGTGCAGTACCTCTTTCCCTTGTGCAGAGTGATAAGTGTTGTGAACACTTACTATAGGATAAAAATTCTTACAACAGGAAATAATAGCACAGAATAATACACACAGCACTTAACGGATGGGCTGTTTTGTAGGCGGTATAAATCGTCAGGACAGAACACTACAGTACAACACAATACAAAACACAACATATGACTTTTATATCGTCTATAAAGCAGTCCTCCGAAATTGAATATTGGGTAGGTGACATGAAAAAATGTCGCAAAATATTAAAGCGCAGAAAAATATAACATAGAACAGAGTAGAATAGCACAGCACAGCACAATTCATGTTGCCTACCGAGTGTTCAACTCAACCAGATGTATTTAGTTGGCAGTAGAAACTGTCATAATAGGAAACCATAAAATCTTATATGTGAGAACAAAATAATACAGTAAACAATAGCACAACACAAGACAAGCTTTCTACTGCTTGCTAAGTACATTTGGAGTTTGTATGAAGATTCAAGCGGATTAGTTTCGCAAAACATTACAATATACGATATGACAAAATAGCATAAGACAGTATAAAACAAAACTAGCGTTACTAACCTGCTTGAATGTTTGTACAAACAAAAATAATAAAAAATCATTTTATTTTAGGAGGAACGCAACATGGCAAAAAACATCACTATCGAACCTTTAAAGGAAACCACATTAAGAGTTGAGTTAATCGGGGACACAGACCTCATTCTTCACAAGAGAAGCCGTTACTATGAACAGGCTGAATGCTTCAAGCAGTCCAAGGACAAGGGCTTCAAAATGCCAGCTATTTACAATCAGCCAAAGAATGTTTGGGAGGGCTTAATTACTGGTATTCACTGGGAGAAACCTATTAATTTCCATGATGAAGATATTTCCCTTTACACAGAGGAAGAGTGGAAAGATTACATGGAAAACAACAGACCTTGCATTCTTACACAGGCATTCAAGAAATCATTCACAGAAACATTTATTACTTTCTTCAAGGATTCCACAGGAAAGAAAGGAACAGATATCAAGCGTTCTCTTTCAATCGAAGGTTCTATTTGCCCGGTAAATTTTGAATCTGTTGAGGTGGTAAATAAGATCGTTCCGACTTCTGGAATCAGTGCAAGCCCGGTTCTTTGTAGTAGTAACGTTTTCCATAACTGGAGAACCACTATTGAGGTATCTTGCCCGGACATTGTATTTCCATATGAGACAGTATTGCAGCTGATTGAAACCAGTGGAAAGTACATCGGAATCGGAACACAGAGAGCAAACGGAAACGGCAGATATCACATCAACCCGGACAATGTGACTATCATTTAATTTGGTAACTATCGGTGGTATATGAATCCGGGTGAATGCCCGGAAAGTACAGTAAGAAAAATAACAGAATATCATAGCACGTGACACGACATTAAATTCATTCTGTTTCGTATGCCACCGATCATAACTCTTTGGTGCATTCACGGTGGATTGAAAATTTACAAATTATGTAAGCCAGAAGATAGAAAATAAAACAGAAGGGCAAAACATGATAGCCAAAAACATATTTTCAATCTACTGCGCGTGCACCCAAGAAAATAAATAAAACCTTAGGTGTATTCACGATGGGATAATATGACACATCGAAAATAGGACAGCACATATCATTATAGGAAACTACAGAACATTACATATTATCTCATTTTGAATGCACCTAAGGCAAAAAAGAAAAGGAGAATTAATATGGCAGAAACAACACAGGTAGCAAATTTTAACACACAGCTTTCCTACTACACAAATCGTTATGTCGATTTAATGGAAAGAGATTTAACTTCAAGAGGAATGGAATTTGATTCCTACTCAAAGGATTGCGTAGTGGCAGCAATGGGATCTATTTTCCAGATGGTGCATGAGAGTGGAGTGAGTTTTGAAGCAATCAATGGTTCTAACCTTAAATTCATTCTGAGCAAAGTAGCAGCATTGAAGCTGAACGCAAATGCGCAGCCGAGAGAATGTTATTTCCAGATCAGAAACGTAAATATAGCGGCGAAAGGGCAGAAACCTCAGTGGGAGAAGAAAATCGAATTTGCGATTGAGGGCGATGGAAATGACGCTCTTGTAAGTAGATATGGTGTCGATGTAGCTAAAGTATTCCCGTACTGGAAAGTCAGAGAAGGTGATAAGTATATCCCACCAAGACATAAAGGTGTGGAAATCACACCGCCAGAATGGGAAGAATCTGGTGTAGGTAAGGTAGTCCGTATCGTATATCCGATTCAGTATAAGGACGGACATATTGAATATCTTTCTTGTGAAAGAGCAGATGTACTGAAGAATCTTGCAGCACACATCAAGAATAATCTCCAGAATGAAACATTTGGAATTTGTGCAGACAGATATAAAGCTACAGATGTGCAGAAAGCTCAAATTGAAGCAAAGAAAAAAGAAATCATGAAAAAGGTCGCTGACATTGGAGAAATGGAAGCAATCATTGACTGTGAGGAATTAAGACCGTATATTTCACCGTCTTATTATGAAACACAATCCAGAGAATCAATGATTATTCGTAAGATGCGAAACAACATTATGAAGTCTATTCCTAAGAGATGGGACAATCCAGTGCAGGCTTACGAATACAACATGATGGATGCCACATACAGAGAAGTACAGGAAGAAATCGAGCAGAACGCCAATTCAGAAGAATTTATCCCAGACGAGCCAGCGGAAATCGAAGAACAGCCTAAACATCCAACAGTCGCAGAAGTTGTAAAGACCGCCGAGAAAGAACAAGTTCCGGCAGCAGAGCCAGTGGAAACAGAAATTCCGTCATTTATGAGCCAGGAGGAAATGTAGGATGGCAGCTCACACAATTGTGCTTATTATTTTACTTTCAATAGCACTTTTGGGATGGATAGTAACTTTTATTCGAAAAAATGAATACAATCGAACCAATTTAATTATTCTTTTAAATGTTATTACATATGTGGTACTCATTATAATCCGACTTACAATGTAAAAGGAGAGCCAAAATGAAGCATAAATGTATTAAGACAGCAGTATTAATCACAGGGGTTACAGCAATCACAATGTTTAGCGGTTGTTCTTCCTGTAGTAGATCATTGAAATCACTATCCAGTGATATTGACGGTGGTTTGAATCGTACCGTAACTGTTTACGATTACAACGGTGGTAAAATCAAGTCCTGGTCTGGAAAGTTTGATGTTTCCGAATCCGAGAACGAAGTTTACTTTGATGATTCGGACGGAAAGAGAGTTATTATCCACGGCGGTATTGTAGTGAATGAGGAAAACTGATTTAAAGGAATATTCGGAAAGCGAGGTGATGAAAAATGTTCATGAGAGTAGTAAACACAGGGAGTACCAATGGAAACTGCTATGTTTTGAAATCCAACAGCGAAGAAATGCTTCTTCTGGACTGCGGATGCAGATACAAAGACATTCTGAAAGCTATTGATTATAGAACAAGTGATGTTTCTGGCGTATTGCTTAGTCATGAGCATGGAGATCACATCAAATCATTTCGGGAACTGATGAATGCTGGTATTCAGATTTACACCAATGATGAAACCGTGGAACATCTGCAAATAATCACTGGCGAATTGATGAAAGGAGTTCCAGAGAAAAGACCGTTCCGGGTTGGCTCGTTCACTGTAATACCATTTTATTTGCCACATACCACAAGAGATAAGGACACAGGGCAACTTATTCCTTGTTTCAATTATGGGTATATTGTAGAGCATGAAGAAATGGGAAAACTGTTGTACATGACTGACTTTGAATACTGCAAGTACAACTTCAAGGCAATGCGATTGAATCACTTGGTTATTGAGTGCAACTATTGTGGAGAATTGGTTGACAAAACAGCCGAAAATTACACGCACAGGCTTAAAGGGCATTGTTCCTTAGATACTTGCAAAAGCCTAGTAAATACAAACCATACGGCGGCATTACGGACGGTAACATTGGTGCATTTGAGTAATGAAGCAGCTGACCCGGAACAGATTTTGAAAGAGATTAAAGAAGCGGTGGTTTGGGATGATGCGCTGGTTCAGATTGCAAGACCTGGACTGGAAATTAACTTGGACTTATGTCCGTTTTGAAAGGAGAAACTTAATGAAACTGTATTTTTACATTCTGGGTACAGACAGAAAAACAGGAAAATGGAATCTTCGTCTTGAAGAATGTGAAGTAATAGAAAAGCCGAAGACATACAAACCAGTAACTAAATTCCCTGACGGAATCTACGGTTCGTTTATAAAAAAAGAATCAATAGGCAATTTCATTAGCGAATACGGCAAAGTGGTTGTACTAGATTCACCTGATTATGAAAAAGCAAAGGAAGTATTTTTTAAAAAATACGATAATGAATTAAACACGCTAAGAAAAAGAATTAATTTCTATGAGGAACTTAAATCTGCGGTTGAAGCAGGAGAGGAGAACTGTAAATGAGCGTATTCAGTGTACCAGTAACAATTGGCATTAACGAGGAAGAAATTGCAAATGAAATCCGTAAAAATGTTGAGGACAGGGTAGTTGAGAAAATCACCAAGGAAATTAAAGAAGTTATCTACGAAAAATCTACATACGGTAGTAGAGATACCAATGAGCCGTTGTGTAGGATGATACATTCTCATATTTCCGAGATACTAGAAGAGAATAAAAGCGTGATCGTACAGGAAGCGGCAAAAGCCTTGGCAGATAAGATGATTAAAACTAAGGCTGTGAAAGAAGCAATAAAAGAAACTGTCGAGAAAGTTAAGGAGGACTAGCTATGGGAAACATGATGAGTTTAAATATCAGTGACGATGTAATAAAAGCAGCAATACAGGAAGAAGTTCATGCTGGAATTGTAAAGGCATTAGGTGACCCATCCGTTATTGTTCGTGATGCGATAAAAGCAATGACGAATAGGTATGTTAATAAAGATGGAAAATTTTGTGAAAAAGGGAGTTGGAACGCAAAACCATATTTTGACTGGCTCGCAGAAGATATTGTAAAAACCACAGTAAAGGAGGAAATTGAAAAATATGTAAATGAAAACCGTGAGGAATTTGCGGAAGAGATACGAAAACAGTTAAAGAGTGCAGATTTCAGAAAGAGTATTTCCGCTTCTTTTTTACAGTCTATTGTTAAATGCACAGAATCAGACTGGAAAATGCCGATTAGTATTTCATTTGAAAAGCCAAAGGAGGATATTTATTAATGAAAATCTTCTTAAAAACACTTGACAAACTGAAAAAGCCAGAACCTTCCGAACAGGAATGCAAGTACGATAAAGGATGGAATGACGCAATCAAGAAAGTTGAAGAATTGATTTGTTCCTACAGTCCTGCGGATATGTGGTTTCCAACAGAAGTGAAGTTACCGCCAGAGCCAGATGTGAGAGAAAGCCCAGAAGATAAGATAAAATACAACGTTACCATAAAAGACGCCGAGTTACCAACAACCCTTACATATTTAGGCGGTGGAAGATGGGGCATGGTAGAAGAACACGGAATTGCATATTACCCAGTCATTGCATGGCAACCAATGCCACCAGTATACAAACCAGGGAGGTAACACCATTGGAAATAACAATCGGAATCGGCACAGATGAAATTAAAGAAATCATCATGGAGCATATCAAAACAAAAGGATTCAACGTAACAGAAGATGATATTTCCTTTGTTATCGGGAAAGAAGAAACTGTAACAGGAAATACAAAGAAAATCAAACACGCACTTATTAGATGCGACATTCAGATTGAGAGGTGATTGTATGGGATTTAATGTAGTTGTATTATCCGGGCGGCTGACAGCTGACCCGGAAATACGAATGGGAACTAACGACACTAAGATTGCCAGATACACATTGGCGGTTGATAGAGAAAAAAGAAAGAACACAGAGCGTAAAGCCGACTTTATACCATGCGTAGCACTTGGAAGAATGCAGAATTTGTTGAGAAATTTCTGAAAAAAGGAATGAAAATTAATATTAGAGGGAAATGGCAGACTGGAAGTTATACGAACCAAAATGGTGAAAAAATATACACAAATGACTGTTTTGTGGAATCACATGATTTTGCAGAAAACAAAGGTCAGACAGAGAATCCACAGAAACCAGATACACGACCAGTACCGCCGCCGGAACCTAGTTTCATGGATGTGCCAGATTTAGGCAGTATGGAAGATGAATTTCCGTTTAGTTAGGAGTGATGAAATGGTACAAACAGGACAGATTATTTATTTTAGCAATCAGAAAATGATGTGCTTTGATGTTGAATCCATTGAGGATATTACTGAACCACCAGAACAAATAGAAACTACATCGGTTTATGGCGAGACAAGAACGTATGCGCCGGCAATAATGAATCCAACAACTCTTTACGTTACTGGAAAGGAAATTGTAAAACTTGACCCAACAACCATGAAACGTATTGCCAGATACAATCTTGAAGAAGAGAATAAATCTCTTTTAGAAGAAATCGCAGAAAGAAAAAAGGTTATTGATGATCTTGAACAGAAAGAACAGGTTTTGCGTGACAGGTTCAGAAAGGCAATAGCTGCATTCAAAGAAATCATGGAAAATGGTTACTATGATGAGGGCGAAGATGAATACGAGAGTGAATGGGAGTGATTAAATGAAACCAGTTTTAGAAACAAAGTCTACATACAAAGGTTATCCATATGTGGTTCTGTTTATGCCAGGAGCATACAGATGCGGATATGTTGGTATACCTTACAGCCATAAGTTAGCAAAGAAAAGTGTTGATGATTTAGGTTATCTTGACTGTCATGGTGGAGTTACTTATTCAGAACCATTTCTACACGATTGTGACGATGATGATACATGGTGGATTGGATTTGACTGCGCTCATTGTTTCGATGGTTATGATATTGAGATAGCAGAACAGTATTTCGGGGAAGAACCAGACTTCAAAAAAATGCTTAAAATAATGGGAGATTACTGGCGAGAATTAAACAAAAATCCAGATTGCAAAATTCACTCACTTGCTTATGTCAAAGCTGAGTGCAAAAAACTCATTGACCAGATTGAAAAGGAGTGATTCTGGGTGGATTATAAAAAGCTTAGACAGGCAAAAGCTATTGAAACAACGAATCGAAAAAGACTCATGAAGATCAATCCAAAGCTTGATGATGGGAGCGGAATATATTTTTTAACCAGAACTGATGAAAACGAAATCTCATACTTTTATATAGGTCAGGCAGTACATATAATTCAGAGGATGTGCTCACACCTTACTGGGTATCAGCACATAGACCTATCAATTAAGAAAAGAGGATTTTACAGTGAAGAAAATCCTTTTGGGTGGAAAATAAATTTTATCCATTATCCTGTCGAACAGCTTGATAAAATGGAACAATACTGGATATTAGAGTATACCAAAAAAGGATATCAATGCAGATATAATAAAACCTCTGGGAGCCAAGGAGAAGGAAAAGAAAAAATCAATGAATTTCGCCCAGCAAAAGGTTATAGAGATGGACTTCAACAAGGCAAGAAAACCCTTGCAAGAGAATTAAAACACATCATTGATACTCACTTAAATGTATCAATCAGACCAGAAAAAGCAAATAACAAAGTATCTATTAAGGCGTTGGAAAAATTCAACGACTTACTCAATGAAGAAAACTATCACTGATTCTAACACACCAGTAGTTCTACTGGCTAAATTCCAAAGATAAAAAATAAAAAATGAAAGGAGCTTGCCTTCAGCTGACGTAAGGGTGCACCGGGCTTCTTTTAAAAATGAATTATGAAGATTTTTTAAAGAGCAAACGATTTGTTCTTGAAAGCAGTGGGTTTGATATTGATAAATCGGAATTAAATCCAATGTTGTATGAATTTCAAAAAGACATTGTGAGATGGGCTTTAAAGAAAGGAAAAGCCTGCATATTTGCTGATTGCGGTTTAGGAAAAACACCAATGCAACTTTCGTGGGCACATCAAGTTTGCACACACGCTGGTGGAATGGTTCTTATTCTTGCACCGTTGGCTGTGGCGGATCAAACGAAGCGTGAAGCTGAAAAATTTGGTTATACTGCAAAAGTTGTGGAAAGCCAATCTGAATGTATCAGCGGTATTAATATTACCAATTATGAAAAAATGGATAAATTTGTTGCAAATGAATTTGTGGGAGTTGTACTTGACGAAAGTAGTATTCTTAAATCTTATTCTGGAAAAGTCAGAACAGCAATTATTCAGAATTTTCATTCAGTTCCTTATAAGTTGGCTTGTACTGCAACACCAGCCCCCAATGACTATATGGAAATAGGAAATCACAGCGAATTTTGCGGCGTTATGACACGGTCGGAAATGTTATCAATGTTCTTTGTGCATGACGGTGGACAAACATCTAAATGGAGATTAAAGGGGCATGCAACAGATGTATTCTGGCAATGGCTGGCAACATTCAGTGTATTTGTAGATAACCCAGCAAATATCGGGTATCAAGTATCTGGCTACGATCTTCCGAAACTTAACATTAACGAAATTATTGTAGACGGAAATGAGCCGATAAAAGAATCATTAACACTTACAGAACGAAGAGAAGCCAGAAAGGAAAGTCTTGAACTTAGATGTAAAAAAGCTGCGAAACTTGTAAATAGTTCAAATGAGAAATGGCTTGTATGGTGTGATTTAAATGACGAATCAGCAAGATTAAGCGAACTGATATCTGAATCCGTGGAAGTAAAAGGCTCTGATAAATCAGAATATAAAAGCAACTCTATGTTGGCGTTTTCTGATGGAACGGTCAAATGCCTTATCACAAAGCCCAAAATTGCAGGGTTCGGCATGAACTGGCAGAATTGCCACAATATGATATTTACTGGACTTTCAGATAGCTATGAGCAGTATTACCAAGCAGTCAGACGGTGTTGGCGGTTCGGGCAAGAGAAGCCTGTGAATGTTTACATTATTATTTCCGCGAAGGAAGGCTGCGTAAAGGAAAATATTGAAAGGAAGCAATGTGATTTCCAGAAAATGCAGTCTGAAATGACAGAATTAACAAAGGAAATAACAAAAAAAGAGCTTAAAAGCACTTGCCGTATAAGTACGCCTTATGAGCCAACAAAAGAAATGAAATTGCCAGATTGGGAGGAATTTACAGCATGAATGTTTTAGACCAGGTTGTTAAAGAAAAATACGCAATATACAACGGCGATTCTTGCGAAATCACAAAAGAAATCCCGGACGAAAGTATTCATTATACAGTATTTTCACCACCATTTTCTAGCTTGTATACATACAGTAACAGTGACCGGGATATGGGGAATAGTAAGGGAGATGATGAATTTTACAACCATTTTATCTATCTGGCAAAAGAACTGTATCGAATAACAATGCCCGGAAGATTACTTAGTTTTCATTGTATGGACTTGCCGCTTATGAAAGAGCGTGACGGCGTGATTGGCTTGAAAGACTTTCCAGCAATCATGCGACAGATTTTTGAAGATTGCGGATTTATTTACCATAGTAAGGTTACCATCTGGAAAAATCCAGTAACTGAAATGCAAAGAACAAAAGCATTGGGACTGCTGCATAAGCAGATTAGAAAAGATAGTGCAATGAACAGGCAGGGAATCCCGGATTATATTGTCACAATGAGAAAGCCAGGAGAAAATCCAGAACGAATTTCGCATACACACGAGACTTTTCCTGTTGATGTGTGGCAAAACTACGCAAGTCCAGTATGGATGGACATTAGGCAGAGCGATACATTACAGAAAAAATCTGCACGAGAAGATAAGGACGAACGTCATATTTGCCCTTTGCAGCTGGAAGTTATTCAGCGCTGCATTGAATTATGGAGCAATCCAGGAGATATAATTTTTGACCCATTCGGTGGTATCGGTTCCACCCCATTTGTGTCTTTAACACTTGGAAGAAGAGCAATCTCATGTGAACTTAAAGAAAGCTATTTTAAACAAATGAAAGCAAATGTAGAAGAAGCACTGAATGGAAATGTAATGGATTGCCCGGTAGGACAAATGAGTATTGAGGATTTTTTATCGTAAAACAATGTTATCAGCAAATATCAATCTTTGATTATTTAAAAGGAGAGTGATTACATGGCAGAGAATACCAATGAATGTGTTATTGAGTGGATTCCCGGAAGAGATTATGTAGGGCTTACTGCCAAGAATGGAAGTGCCTGGAAGAACAGATGCGAGGAATTAGAAAAGGAATTTCCAGAAGATGTGAAAATTATTGCCAGAAATAACGATGGATCTATTTTCGCCCACTTGCCTTATTCCTACATTAAAATCAATCCACCAAGAAAATATTCCGACGAAACGAAAAAGAAAGCTGCGGAAAGATTAAATAAAATGCGTGAAGAGAAAAGTAATACTGCGGCAGAATAGCCGTTTTGCGTATGAATTACCGTCAGAGAAAATATAATGAGGGACAATCTGCCAGAAACGATATTTACAGATTTCTGGTGGAGTATTTTGAGAAACACGGATATATGCCTTCTTATGAAGAAATTATGGATGGAACAGACCTTACAAAGTGTACCGTCCAGAGACATATGCGGCAATTGGAGATGGATTCTCTGATTGCCACAGAACATCCGGGAATATCGAGAGCATACCGTTTGACGGAATACAGATACGAAAGGAAGAAACATGGGAAGCAAATTAAAGATGAAAGCGCCAAAGAAAAATAGGGTGCTGGAATGCGATAATCAAATGTCACAGGCATTCGCCAGAGCCATGCAGAATTCACGTAAAGAGCTGGAAGTCATGCAAGATCAGGCTTACAACGATGGATTCAGCACTGGCGACGACTGGGCGAATACAATTAACACGGTAACAACCATGCTGGCATTACGGAAATTGCATGGCTTTTCCACTAAAAGACTTTTGGACGTAATTAATTGTGCAAATGAGTTTGTAGGCCAAGCGAACCGTGGAGAAAGAAGTTTTATGAGCATGGTTGAAGAGTTGGAATCCAAAACAGATGTACGGATTCTAGATTTGAATAAAGAATTGGTCAGAAGATTTGGAGCGTAAATATTATGGATTTAGAGCAAAAAGCAATTGAAAGAATCCGGCTTGCGTCTGATCTCTCGTTGAAACATTATAACAAACCACTTGTATGTGAGTATTCCGGCGGAAAGGATTCAGATGTGCTTCTTGAACTATTCAGAATGTCTGGAATTCCGTTTGAAGTACATAACTCACATACCACTGTTGATGCACCGCAGACAGTAAGGCATATCAAGAATACGTTTTCTGAATTGACGGACAAAGGCATCAAATGCGAGATTGATTATCATGTGCAGGAAAACGGCAACCGTCTTACAATGTGGAATCTTATTCCAAGAAAACTAATGCCACCTACCAGAATTGTTCGGTATTGCTGTTCAGAACTGAAAGAAGGTGGGAATCCTAACAGAATGATTGCAACAGGCGTTAGATGGTCTGAAAGTAGCAAGAGAAGTAATAGAAGCCCATTTGAAGTATTAGGACAGACAGCAAGCAAATGTACATGATTTCTGATGAGAAAATCAATGGATGGATTGAGAAAAAACAAGCGAGAGAAGCAGAAAGGATGGAAAAGAATGAATAAGAAAGAAATCGCAGAAATTAAGAAGCAGTTTACACCGGCAAATTGTGCAATCACACGCATTTGCGGTTGTTATGTGGATGCAGAAAAGAACAAGAAAACTAAAATTAAAGAAGCATTCCTGTCTCTTCCAGAGGAAGAAATGTTTAAGTATTTTGACATTTTCAAGAAAACCATGTCTGGCAGACTTGGAAAAAATCTTATGAACCTTGAATTCCCATTAGCACAGGAAAAAGAGGGCGGAACACAGGAATTTCTTATGCGGATCAGAGCAAGTAAGCTTAAAAATGATGAGCTTTTGGACGAGTTCTACGACAAAGTGATTGAAAATTACGATTATCACGAAAATTACTACATAGTCCTCATTCATGCAGTATATGACATTCCTGGAAAGGCTTCTGATGGAACCGAAATGCACGATGCTTCAGAAGAAATCTATGAACACATTCTGTGCAGCATTTGTCCGGTAAATCTTTCAAAGGCTGGGCTTAGCTATGATGTGGCTGAAAATAACATCAAAGGCAGAATTCGTGATTGGGTAGTCTCAAGACCAGAAACAGGATTCTTATTCCCTGTATTCAATGACAGAAGTACTGATATTCATGGAACTTTGTATTTCAACAAAAACATAAAGAATATTCATCCAGACTTCATCGAAAACGTTCTTGGCACACCAATTCCACGTATACCCGGCAATGAGATCAATGTCTTTTCAGATTTTATCATGGACAATTTCGAAGGAAATACAACATTCAATTTCACTGAAAGCCTAATTGAATCTTTGCAGGAAGTAAGAGAACAGAAGAAAGACAGCCCGGAGATGATAACTGTATCATGTGACGAAATGGAACAGATTTTTGAATATTGCGGAGTTCCAGGCGAGAAGTTATCAGATTTCAAGGAAAACTGGGAAACGTATTTCAGTAATGAGCCTGCTGCACTTGACAATATCCACAATTCAAAAACTGCAAAAATTGTAACACCAGATGCAACAATCTGCATCCAGCCGGATAAAATTGCTCTGATTGAATTGAAAGAAATAAACGGCGTTCCATCTCTTGTAATTCCGGTAAATGGAGAGCTGAAAATCAATGGAATTGAAGTTGAATTGAGATAAACACTTTTGAAAAATCCAGGAATTGGAGGAGGCAATTACATTAATGGCTAAAGTAAGCTGGATTAAAATAGAGATTGAAATGTTTAGTAACCGAAAAATTAAGCAAATAAGGAAAATGCCAGAGGGAAACAATATTGTTCTTATTTGGGTAATGCTTTTGACAATGGCTGGCAGATGCAATTCAAACGGAATTATTTTCCTCACTGAAAATATTCCATACACAACAAAAATGCTTGCAGATGAATTGGATTTTGAGGAAAGCATTATTCAATTAGCACTAACAGTTCTGGAAAAGTTCGGGATGATTACCAGAGATTCTGAATTACTTTCTATTCCCGGCTGGGAAGAGCATCAAAGTGCAGACGAATTGGAGAAAATACGAGATCAAAACAGAAAAAGGGTCGCAGAATATCGTGAACGTCAAAAAAATAAGGCCGCATTGCTTTGCAAGAAAGACGATGTAACGTTACAGAAACGTTACAGTAACATTACTGTAACGGAACAGAATAAGAATAAAGATAAAGATTTAGAATTAGATTTAGATACAGAATTAGATAAAGATAAAGAAAAAGATATAAATGATTTAATAGTATCTAAAGATACTATTCGTCAGACTGACGTCCAACGAACCATTGATGAATGGAATACTCTGGAAGAATTCGGTATTACTCCTGTAAAAAGAATGACACCAAAACGAGAACAGGCAGTAAAAGCTAGAATCCGTCAGAACTGTGTTGAAGATATTCTGGAAGCGATTGAAAATATTCGACGCAGCACATTCCTACAAGGGCAAAATAAAAATGGCTGGATGGTTACGTTTGACTGGTTCTTAAAGCCTGGAAATTTCGCAAAAGTATTTGAAGGGCAATACGCAGACAAGTCTACGAATAGACCGTGCAGCTACATGGAGAAAATTCAAAACAGGGTAAGCGAGGTGGATAATTGGGTATGACAAGAGAAGAATGGGCGGTACTCGTAAAAGCAATGAAAGCTGTGTACACTTCTCCATCATTTCTGCCAGATCAATATGCTTTTGATACTTGGTATGGACTTTTGAAAGACCTAGATTACAAGCTTTTAAGTTTTGGATTAAAGAAATATATGCAGACTGAATGGAAAGAGCCATCAATAGCCGCATTAAGGCAATGCGCACAAAACATTGCGCCGCAGAAGGAAGAGTTGAACGAAACAGAAGCATGGGAAAAGGTATGCAAAGCTATTCAGAACTCTACATATAATGCAGAAGCAGAGTTTGATAAGCTTCCAAAAATCATTCAGAAAGCAGTATCAAGCCCGGCACAACTTAGAGAATGGGCGGTATCTGAAAATGTGGATGGTACATGGTGGAGTGTGGTTCAATCAAATTTCCAAAGGACATACCGGGCAGAAGTGCAAAGAGAACAAGAACGAAGAAAACTAAGTCCAGACCTTTTAAAAATTATAGATACTGCCAGATTGGGAGGTGCGGAAAATTGCCAGATAGAAAACCATGGAGAGAATTAAAAAGCACTGAAATTATAGGCTTAAAGCGGAGACAATGCTCAAAATGCGACTATTACAGCAAGAGCGAAAATGCATGGAGTACAAATGCAACCTGTGATTATATCTTGATCGAAGAACATAGCAGAGGATGTGATCCGAGGGATTGTGTTAAAACTGGTATCTTCAAGAAAAAATCGAGAGGAAAATCAAGAGTAAAGCGAGTGATTTTATGAGGAAGATTAGCGAAATGTATAAGCGGTCTGGCGGTACAGCTTATCAGTATATCTGTTCCGATTGCAGATTCTTCTATGGTGATAAGCATCCGCGGTGTTTACAATACGAACTGGAAATTGATTGGAACCCAGATTATATAGCTTGCAAATTTTACAATCTGGAAGAATCTCAGATTGATGGACAGGTCAATATATTTGATTTGTTGTGAAATATGATAATTGTTTTGACCAAAACGGCTAAAATTAATTTTTATGATATTCGTGAATATTGTTATGGTTAAAACAAAATAAGCGCTTAAAATCAAAAAAACAGGCTATCAATAGAAAGGAGGAACAGGAACCGCCGGCCGGCAAAAGGAATTCCCGGTTCCTCCTAAATTTTATGGATGAAATATTGAAATATGCTATTGAGAATGGTATTATAAATCCTGCACATGTACTTGAAGAAATACAAATGAAGAAAAATGAAGAAATATTAAAAAAATATAAAATATGGCAGGGAAAAAACAATAATTGGTATACTTATATTTATACAGAAAAAAATTCTAGAAAGCTAGTGAAAAGAAGTAGCCGAAAGGGAATTGAAGATTATATTATTGCTTTCGAGAAAGAAAAAACAGAAAAACCTAAAACATTTATGGATGTTTACGAGCATTGGATAGAAATTCAAAAAGAATTTGTGACGGATAACACTTTGTATAAGTATTCTACAGATAGAACACGTTATTTTGAAAAAAAAGAATTTACGGAAAAAGAAATTGAGAAAATGACAGAAGAAGATATAAAGGTATTCATTGTCAGAACTGTAAAAGATCAAAAACTTTGCAAAAAAGCGTGTAAAACTTTGTTTGGATATATCAAAAACACAATAGATAGTGCAAGGTCACAACATTTATTGAATTATGATCCTATGGAATTTCTTTCACCTAAAATATTTTATAAATACTGCACGGAGATAGAAAAGCCTTCAAGTCATAATACAATATCAGACCATGAACTTAAACTAATTATTAATCGCTGCAAAAAGGATTTTGATGAACAGCCAGAATACATTCCCTCATACGCAGTATATTTTGCAAGTCTCACAGGGATGAGAGTTGGAGAAATTTCGGCTTTAAAATGGGAAGATATAAATGAAAATTATATATCTATTAATAAATCAGAAAAATACAATAGAAATACAAAAGAATACTATATAGGAAAAACAAAAAATCAAATGAACAGATGGTTTCCTATGACTGGCGAAATTCGAAAACTTTTAATGAAATTAAAATCAGCAGAAATCAGCAATGGGTATATTAGTGAATGGTTGTTTTCAAACGAAAATGGAAGGGTTCATGCTCCTGTAATATCGTCATGCTTAAAAAACAAATGCAGGCAGGAAGGAATAGAAGAAAGAGGAATTCATGCATTTAGAAGAACAATAAATTCTAAACTAAGGTGCAATGGAGTATCTGCCACTGTTGCTGCATCGCTACTCGGGCATACCGAAGAAGTTAATGAAAAATATTATACATTTGATGTTAGCTCTTTGGAAGAAAAAAATAAAATTGTGTCAAAAGTGCAAAGGATTGGATGAATAAGAACATAGGTTCTGATTACCTTTTTGGTTACCTTTGATTACCTCAAGTCTGGAAAGCCTTTAAAATCAAGGGTTTACGGATTAAAACGCGAGCCGTGAGGTCGCAGGTTCAAATCCTGTTGCCCCGATTTATGCAGTAAAATCAAGGGTTTGCGGACTTGGTATGAACGAGTGTTCTGATTACCTTTGATTACCTTTTACAAAAAGTACATATGAAAGGGAAAAGTACATGTGCAAAATAATAAAATCGCAGAGATGCGATTATTTTTTTTGCCTTTTTTCTGAAATTGTGTTATGTTCAAGAAAATGGAGGGCGAAATATGCAGATACACACAGCCTATGATGTAATGAAGGAGTTTCTAATAACTGATGCAGACCTTGAAGGCAAGTACGGAATCCCGAAAATTCCAAAGACTTTTATTCATCCAGGGAAAGATACTGTAGACTTTTCGGAGAGCTTCAGCAGAAAGATTAAGAACCATCGGGAACTTGATGTAAATTTCTATGTGGATGATGTACAGTTTCAAAGATTATGGAATCAGCCAGACAAGTATATGGAGCATTTAAAATGTTTTCATGCAGTCATTATGCCAGATTTCAGCATATCGGTTGGCAAGAATGGAATGCCGTTAGCTATGTGCCTGTGGAATAAATACCGCAATCATGCATTGTCTCACTACATGATCTTGAATGATATTCCAGTAATTCCGAACGTAAACATATTACCAGAATACTGTTGGGACTGGTGCTTTGATGGGCTACCAGAGGGAAGCACAGTTGCCTGTTGCACCAATGGAAGAGTAAAGAGCAAGGCAGCACGGTTGGAGTTTTGCGTTGGTTTCAAGGAAATGGAACGCAGATTGAAGCCGCTGCGAGTTATCATTGTTGGAAGAATCCCGGAAGAATTGGAAACAGACACGGAAATTATAAACTTTGAAACCAGGAATCAGAAGATTAACAAGGAGTGCGTGAATGGGAACAACGACTGATAATTACCAGAGAAAGAAGAAACTTTCCAAGTCCCAAATGAAGAGGACGGAACGTTTAGAGAAATCATCCTACAGAAGATATGGAACACGGAAGAAAGAAGGATTAAACAAATTGTGAATTTTGAATTATTTGGAACTTTACGCTATAGAAATATTTGTGCAAAATTAAAATTTAAGTGGTAACTAGAAAATGCGAGATTTTTTCTGGTTGCCACTTTTTTCTGGATTTCCTTGATTTTTTGTTGCCAAAATAATGTTAGAATTTAGGAATCATCCACAAGTTAGTTGCACTATTGAAGTTTTGAACAACTGCGGTTTTCCATTGCCACAAAATCAACCAGGGGCAGCACCGGGAGCCGATACCGCGCCAAGCTGATGAAGCCGTGACGATTCCGGGAATGATTGAATATCAACAAAGACGACAGCCAGCCGTAGACCTGGCAGACCAGAACCAACCGCCCACAGATAATAGGCCATAGCAACAAGTAACATATAACGTGGCGTTAAAATACAATAATACTCTTGCAAAATAAGCCTTAAATAGCTTGTAACGTATTTAGCCTATACTTTATTGACTACGATTATAAAACGCCTTAAAATGGCAAATACAGCGCCATACAACAATAATTGATATATAGCCCGGACAGCTGCGACAGATCACCGGGAAGCCTGGACAAGTCACGCACATAAGCGGACAAAATGCACCAATTTACACGGTACGCAAATAAAGCATAGCCGCACATAGCTATACAAGGCTATTATATACCTATAGCCGCAGACAGTCAATAAACCATGCAAGACAATAAAAAGCGTTTTAAAGGCTTATAAGCGGCTTAAAATGTAAATGCTGAAAAATCCCCATTAACAGAATAAAAAACGATTTACGGATAAAATAGCGCGTTAATTGATTGACTTATTATATTAACTTTGCAAGGTGCATCTGGCAGAATGCCAAAAACCGCTTGCACGCCGTGAACGTGCCGCCGGACTGGAAACCGGGAAGCGGTGAAAAAATCATTCGTTTATAACAATGTTGAAATCATCATCAATATAACCAATAAATTTTATATTATCCTGGTTATATTCGTTTTTATATGTTTTATATATGCGTACATGCTTAAAATTTCCATCATACCAAACATCTAAGCCCATAGCATGTATTTTTTCATTTACTTCAAGTTGCTTTCTTACATTTTCCTTAAAAGTTGAATTTTTCATGCTTTTATCTTTCTTCCCTTCACCCTGGGAGCCAGGATATAAAAAGACGCGCCCTTATTATTTTAAAGTCATTTTTGTAACAGCCGGAAGACTGCGGAAAAATTCCCGGCGGTCGTAATCATCATTAATTTTAAATTGTTTGTCACTTGTGGGGATGATCTCGCCGCCGATAAGCTCCATACAGGAGAGTTGCAAACAGTTCTCTTTTTTTGTTGATCTGTGCAGCGCATATCGCATCACAGACTTTTTACCATCCCGACGCTTTACCGGGGACATATCCCAATAAGCTAATTTAATAACGCCACCAGCAACAGCCTTAAAGATTTCCATTGCTTCCTTTTCAGCTTTTCTGTTGATTGTATCAACTGTTAAGAAATCGCCGCTTTTTATGGCGGCGATTGTCTGCGCTTGCGTGGCTTTCTTGATTGTTATCATTTTAAAACCCTCCATAAGTTTTATTTGTCTTGTAACACTTGTTCCAGAAGTCAACAACGTTTTCAGCTTCTTTTTTCGTGCTGCAAATATTTGCGGAAGTAATGCCGGGGATTTGCAAAGAAAATAATAAATTGTCAGAGCTAGAGACCCGAAGAACAGACGCAAAGTTTTTATTGTTTGTGCGTGTTGAAATTGCTATGTAATGATATTTCATGCTTTAGGCCTCCATTTCTTTATGTGCTTCGTCAAAATCTTCTTCGAGATCGTCCAGTACTTCAGAAATTGCGATCCCTAATAAGTAACAACGGATTGTTACGTCTGCCCATTCTGCGCCCTTTTCAATAACATTTATGTTATTCTGTCCGAACTCGTCAAGGGCTTCTTCGAGCAAGTCCAAGTTGTGCGCTATACTTTCTTCTGCCTTGTAAGAATTGCAATAATAAGAGCCGCTTGCATTGCCTGTTACGCTGTCTTCTGTCCAAAGTTCATCATTCAATTTTTCTTCCAGTTCTTCCAAGCTGTCAAAGTCTGTGAAATTAATTTCACTATCAATATAATTTTTAACGTCTTCTTTTACTGCTTCCAGATAATTATATTTTGTCATTGTTTTTTACCATCGCCCCTGTTATAATGGGGTTGCCTTTCTTTTTAGTTTGGTGCCCGGTTTGGTTTGGAAGTCGACCGGGCTTTTTTTATTTTGTCCAGGAACTAGAATTTTTCAATTAATCGTGATCCGTTTCTTATGTCCTCATTGTGTTGAGTGGTTCGGGCGGTTCCGGTTGTTTGTTTCTTTTGTTCCTTTGTTGATATTATAATACCACTAATAATAGTGTATGTCAACACTAAAATTAGTGGTTTTTAAAAATATTTTATATTGCTTTTTGGTACTAATCCTATTATAATAATGATATAATTATTTGGGAGGTCACAAGATGTTTAAATATAAAATAGATGTTATGAAATCATTATCAGATCGCGGCTTTACATCTTCCAGAATGAGAAAAGAAAAGATTCTGAGTGAGGCAACAATGCAAAATTTAAGAAAAGGAAAAGGAATAACGACCGACACATTGAATACAATATGTATTATATTAAGATGTCAGCCGTCGGATGTTCTGGAAATAGTGCCAACAAATGAAGAAAAAATAAAGTATTTTTAAACACTAAATTTAGTGTTTACTTATATATGAAAATGTGCTATACTGTAACTATAATCAAGAAAGGAGATATTACAGTATGGCAAATTTAGAAGAGTTTCGTATTCCACAATATGAAGGTTGCGGAATATATGCAATAGTTAATTCGAAAAAGATGAGCTGTTATATTGGCTCAAGCAAAAATATTAAGTTAAGAGCAATTAACCATAAGGCGCATTTGAAGAAAGGGAAACATCACAATAAACTACTACAAAAAGATTTTGAAAACGGAAATTCATTTCGTTTTATTATATTATGTAAATTAGATTCAAACATAGACAATGATTTGCTAATTGTATACGAAAAAATGTATATGATAGCAGCCATGGATAACTATTTTGAGCTCTATAATTTACTCCCGAAAACGCAATGGAATAATCAAAGAAACTGGATAATTCAACACATAATTTATTATTTTATGAATAATTATAAAATATCAGAAAATCTCGTTTCTGCTTTTGAGGGAGAATATGAAACTACTCCGGCATATATGCATAATAGAAAACCAGAGAATAGATAATTGATTTGTGATTGAATTTAGAAAACCAATACACAAGAAAAAGCCCTAGGAAATTAACCCGGGGCTTTTAAAATGCTTATTTATGGCGGCTATGGACAGAGTACAGACCGCCGCCGAGCCTGTTAATATTTAAATAACACAGCTTCGCCCAGGTTGTCAAGAAAAATATTTTTAAAATACCGCTTGACATTTTTCTAAAACTTCTTTAGGCTATCAGATAACGAGAGCTGACGGAACTCAGGAAGGGCAGAGGCTGAAAGTACACAGAATCGTTAATTAAATAACACGCATAACAAGCCAGATCACGCCGGATAGAAACTCCTGGAAGGTCTGGCTTTTATTATGCAAATCTACGAAAATGTAGCCGCCATTATATTATATATAATTATATAATTATTCTCTGCCCTTCCTAGATTCCTAAAGCTGGAGTTTATTAAAAGATATGCTATACAGTACCGTATAATAATATATAAGATATAACTACAAATAAAGATTATAATATAATACCCCAATTATTATTTATTAATTATTAACAAAATAGATGGTTTTATTTTATGCAAAATTAAATTTGACAAGATATTAAAAACTGTGCTAAGGTATCAGCAACAAAGAAAACAGAATATTTTATTTTGAGTTTTAGAGAATGTACCCGAACACCCGGAAGCCTTCCGGGAATAAGCTTTACCCGGTGACATTCTCTTTTTTATTTGCAAATTAACGTGTTAAAGTGAGGTGATAACATGAAAGATAATGCAGTAAAAGCACAAGATATAGAAATCTATTTAGATAATATTAATATATATGCTGATGAATATATAAATACTGTATTATGTATATCACCAGATAACGAAAACTATAAGAAAGAAGTATCAGACAGCTTTGTAGATATGATTTTTTATATTGCAGATCATATACAAAAGCCAAGTAATGACAATATAGAGCTATTAGATAAAATGTTTAATACTTATGTGAGATTATGCAGTAAATATCATGTATTACCAACCCTAGAAGTATTTAGCTTTTTAGTTGGGATTAATCGTACAACGTTTACTGACTGGATGAATGGAGTGTATAGAATAAACTCATCACATGGCGACACGGCTAAAAAATGGTTTGATATTTGCAAAAACTGTGCAATTAATAGACTGCATAACCAGACCGGAACAAATGCGAATTTGATATTTGTTGCAAAAGCTGCATACGGCATGGCAGAAACTGCACCAGTGCAAGCCACGCAGCAGTACGGCGTACCACAGCAAACCGCGCAGCAGATCGCAGAGAAGCACAAAGCCGCTTTGCAGCTTCCGGAGATGGAAAAGCCGGAGCTATAGCACGGAAAACTATATCTTGCAGTTTAGCAATAGTACACACAATATATAGTATGTAGTGATGTTTATTTAGGGTACACCCTAAAAACACATTTCATAAAACACTGTTTTTTGTGCAATATTACAATAGATTTTGTATAGCATTCCCTTGACCACTGCCGAAGGCCTACAATAAACAGCGACCAGGCAAGGGCAGCGGTTCCCATGGGGCGGCGGGCTGACTTGCCAGCGTCCGCACTGGATGACCGGGAGGGGGTATATATAAAACCCCATACAGGTTGAATGAGTAACCCGAATAAAGAACCTATTGTATTTTGTCCTACATATATAAGGAATGATGATATGACAAAAGGAAGGCCAACTACAGACCCAAAGGGAGATTCAATAAGAGTTCGAGTAAATAATGATATGAGAATGCTTCTTGAAAAGGAATCTCTTCGATCTGGAAAAAGTATTTCACAAATTATTAGAGATTTGATAATGAGTTATTTGATTTAGAAATGGGGTCACACAGATAAGGAGGACGTCCTAAACTGCAGCCTCCCATCAAAAAAGAGAACCATTAAGGCTCTCTTTTCAGATCATTGCTATTAAATTTTACTATGATATCTGGAAATGCTTCAACAGAAATTTGACAACCAAGAAAGTCAAGGATGGCTATAAGCTCATATGCAGAAAGCGTTTCTCTGGAAAACTTGTTAGCTAGTGCTTGTGGTGAAGTTCCTAGATGTTCAGCAACTTGAATATTTGTAATTTTTTTCATTTTCATTATTTGCTTAATTTTTTGAGATACCATATAAACACCTCCTACTTACATAATAAACGCAAATGTTATAAAAATCAATTAAAATTCACTTAAACGTGTGATTTACTATTGAAAAAACACACATTATAGTGTATAATTGTTTTATAAAGAAACAGGAGTGTGTATATATGAAAGTAGGATATGTAAGAGTTTCAACAGTAGAACAAAATGAAGCGAGACAGATTGAAGCAATGAAAACAGATGGTGTTGAAAAAATTTATATGGATAAAAAATCTGGGAAAGACTTCAATCGTCCAGAGTATCAGAGAATGATTTCAGAGCTAACAAAAGACGATATATTGGTAATCCATTCAATTGACCGTCTTGGAAGAAACTACAATGAAATTGTTGAACAGTGGAGATGTATCACAAAAGAAATCGGAGCCGATATTATCGTACAGGACATGCCACTTCTTAACACATGCCAGGATAAAGACCTAACAGGAACCTTAATTACAGACATTGTATTGCAGCTTTTTTCATATGTAGCCCAAAGAGAGAGAGAAAACACTCGCCAACGTCAAAAAGAAGGCATTGAAATAGCAAAGACGCAAGGCAAATATAAAGGCCGCGCCAAAAAAGAGATAGATAAGGAACTTTTCAAAGAAACCAAACGTAGCTGGCAAAGAGGGGAAATAACAAAGGTACAATTTGCCGAGATTATGGGAGTTTCAAGAAGCACGCTATATAAACTTTTAGAGGGGGATAAAGATGATTGATTTTACAAACAAATGCATTGTTACAGAAAACAATGTTGAATCAGAACAGTTGCTTAAAAAAGCAATAGCCCAAGGATTTAACTTGCCAAAAGGCGAAAAAGCAATGGAATCACATAGATACTTTCGTTTTATCGGGAGTCCGTATAAACATGTTGTGGCTCCTGTCCCGGTATGTACGAGTGATCTAAACAATGCAATCAGATACTCAGAGTTATTCGGTAATGAACTGGAAGAACTTGAAAAAATTACTGATTCAGCTGCACGTTGGTGCCGTACATACGGATATGAACATTTGAATGTATATGCAAATGAAGAATTCGAAAGTTATACTGGAAAGGCAATTGCAAAAACAGCAGATAACATCATACAGCGTGTTAATATTGAAATAAAGAAGCCACGTAAACTGACTGTTTCAGAGTTAGAAGCATACTTAGGATATCCAATTGAAATTGTAAGTTGAGGTAAATGCTCATGAAACCAAACTCACAATCCGAATCCATCCGCATCCGATTTTCCGAAAAACAGAAAAAAAGACTCCTGGAAGAGAAGAACCGGACGGACAGGAGTGTATCGGATATCGTAAGACAGGCAGTTGATGAATATTTTGGTAGGAAAAGACGTGCTTAAATTTTTCTCAAAAAATAAAAAAGGTGTTTCTGAATCCCAAGGCTTTAGTTCAGAAGAAATAGCGCATGGCGTGTTCAGAGTTGAAAAGAAAACAAATTATTTTCATAAAAAAGCAATTTGTAAAGATGGAAAGTTATACAACACCGAAACAGCAATAAAAGTTATCGAACTTGATAAAGAAAAAGTGAATTGGTTTGGTTCATACCAGATGAGAACGTATTTTATAACGGCTAAAGGAAACTGGTTTTCTTGCTACACGCTTGTTGAAGCCGGAATACGTGAGCATATGAAACAAGTAGGCGACATTGATGTAAAAGTCGTGGAAACAGATGTTTCCTATTTAGATTTGGAATTGGAAAGCATTCAAGAAGTAAAGGAAAAATTAGGTTTTGCCGATATCGACCTTTACAAGAAATATTTCGGGGAGGTGGAAGAAGGATGAATTGTTTTTTATACATAATTGGGAATGATATTTGTAAATGTGAAAAAGAAGAAGATATTCCAAGAGAAGCTATTAGAACACTTAAATTGCAAAACGGAGAATTATTTTCAAATGGAAACGGAGAATGGAAAAAGTTATTCATGCCGGATGCACCAATAAGTGATAACAAGGATAGTCTTCCCGAATCCCCCATTGATGTAGCCTCTATGCTTATCAATGCCACAGTAACTTGCGAACTACCAAATGAAGGCATTCCACTTTCCCCACTATTGGAACAAAAAACATGGGAAATTCCAAAATACAACATTCTGCAGTTGGAAGAGATTGCGAAACACCTTCTTCTCTACTGTGAAACTAAAAGAAAGGGGTACGAAGATGCCGATAGTGAAGATCACAAACCCCAACCCCTATGATTGGCGTGGAACAAAATGTTTTATTGATGGGAATAAAGTTCCGAATGTACGATCAGTTGATTTCCATGTGGCAGTATATGGAATACCCGTGGTTAAATTTGAAATGATGGAAGTTCCAGATATTGAAATGGAGTGCCTAGCACAAATTAGTGTCACTTCTCAATCAATTACTGATGCAATTTCAGTTTTAAGGCACGAATTACTACAACATGGAGAAATTTACAATGGATTCAAATCAAGCCTAAAATCGGCTTTAGAATCCTACAATTACTGTGGAATGCCATTTGAGCCAGAGGAAGAGATTGCAGAAAAAATTCTGAACTTCTTAATTGGGGAGGAAAAAGAAAATGAATGCACTTAATGTAATTGGGACAGCTGTAAATCTTGTATTTTTCGTTCTGGTTCTTGCTGGAACTTTAGCCATACTGGACGAAGAAGGAAAGACAAACGTAATACAGATTTTATTCTGCATTTGTTTAGAAATATGTTTCGCACTTAATATTTTTTTAATCTGCACGAGGTGACAAATGTATTTACCGATTCCAATTGGAATTATCCCGATTGAGTTAATCGAAAGGGTTAAATTCATAAAAGCGCCGCTTCGACTTAATCCATGTAGGTTCGGGAAAGCCTATGAAAGTGATAAGTCGAGGCATCCAGAGTAGCGTAAGCTCTTATTGATGAATACGCCAGGAATTATTGAATATTTAGAAAAAGAAAATTTCCCTCCTGGAAAAGAGTAATCAGTAAGAGCGGAAAGTTTATATACTTGTTTAGCTTAATATCACGACTTCCCCGGTTTTAATGGTGCGCCGGGGTTGATGGGCTATCGCCAAACGGTTAAGGCACAGCACTTTGACTGCTATATTTGCTGGTTCGAATCCAGTTAGCCCAGTTTGCGGTTTTGCTAACGCCGCAAGTTCATTTTATAACACTCTTTTCTGAAATCTAAAAGCGTTTCAGAAAACCTTTGTTGCGGTTGGTGGTCAAGAACTGCAACAGTGCCGGATTGTTTGTCATGGCGGTCAAATAATTCGGTATCTTAGGAAGCTTAGTTCAGCGGTAAGAGCAACGGCCTCATAAGCCGTAAGTCCTGGGTTCGAATCCCAGAGCTTCCATTTCTTCTAAATGCCATTCATCCGTAATATGGGTGGAAAAAACTTCCAGTTGAGCGTGTGGATTAGGTAAATTTATAGGTGCGATACGGCGTAGCCTAAATGGATCTGATTTCCCGGCTGGTATATCTCGGAGTTAAAAACATTAACGCAGCGCACGTTAATAAAAGGAGTTTTCAAGAGATGCCGTTCAAAGACGCATAAAAATATCCAGTGAATCTACAGCACTAAAACTTGTAGATAGTGGAAAGCATAACACGATAAACCTATTGCTAACCCGGAAGAACCGGGTTATTCGGAAAGTGCAAGTAACTGGGAACGGGCTAGTCGACTAGGTCTTGATGGTTCGAATCCATCCTTTCCGATTGTTTGGAGACTGAAAGTTTGGTGGTAGGAAAAGCACAGAGCAGTGCGTAGGAATGTATAACCGAGTTCCGAATACGTACTGTTTATCGGTGATATAGTGACTTCCTCTAGTAGTCAATAAGTGAACGTGCTGAAATGGTTCTTCCAAACATGTACATAGCAGGATAGAGAAGCGGAATCTCGCATGGCTCATATCCATGAAAACGGCGGTTCGAATCCGTCTCCTGCTATTCCATCTACCAAGTGTAGATAGGAAATATGACTTTAGCATAGCTATTGTTGGTTTTTAGACGAGGCAGCTCAATTGGACAGAGCAATGAGAATATTAGTCATGTTTGTGACTATAACAGCAATTTACTCCATTACAAGGCATAGGTTGGTGGTTCGAATCCATCCCTCGTCACTGCCCCGGTTATCGGTTACGGAAAACCGATTAGAACATGTTTGTGTTCTTCACTGCAAATAATTTTATAGGTTCAAATCCTGTCGGGGCAATTATGTGATGCTTACAGCAATCATTTTGGACATAACTGCTAAATTATGAAACCCAAAAGCATCATGAAATTTATGGGACGCTTACAGCAACTCACTTAAATAAAATCTAATTCGTATATTTTATATTTTTTGTGTCCTGAAAGGAGAAGAAACATGGATTTTGCAAATGCAATGAAGGAAGAAAGCAAGTTTACAAGAACTGAAAACGGAGCAGTTGCGCTGAATACTACAAGTGATGCAAGACTTGACCTGTTCGGAACTATTGGTGCATTGAGAGAAGCTGATGAAAATAGAATCACCACTTTATTCTCAGAAGCATTTGCACAGGATAAACTTTTTGCCACAAAGATTGCTTTTTATGCAAGAGATATTCGTTGTGGGCTTGGAGAGAGAAAAACTTTCCGAACCATTATCCGCTACATGGCTGAACATCATCCAGAAGCACTCAGACCGAATCTTGATTTAATTGGAGTATTCGGGAGATACGATGATCTGTATGAACTGATTGAAACACCACTTGAAGATGACATGTGGAAATCTATGAAGAAACAATTTGAGGAAGATTTGAAAAATCTCAATGATGGAAAAGCAATTTCTTTACTTGCTAAATGGATTAAGACTGCTGATGCAAGTAGCAGAGAAACTAGGAAGTTAGGAATCTTGACTGCACAGAAGTTGGGTTATCCAGTCTACAACTTTAAGAGAATTGTTCGTAGCATGAGAAAACAGATCGGTGTTGTTGAAAGCCTTATGTCTGCCGGTAAATGGAATGAGATTAAATATCCAGAAGTTCCGAGCCGTGCAATGATGATTTATCGCAAGGCCTTTGCAAAACATGATCCAGATGGATTTAATGATTTTATTAATAAGGCTGATAAAGGAGAAGTTAAAATCAACGCTTCAACTTTGTATCCTTATGACATCGTGGAAAAAATCCTTTACGGAAGAGAAAACAACAAAGTTCTTGAAGCACAGTGGAAAGCACTTCCAGATTATGTTGAACAGGGAACAAACGCACTCATAATGGCGGACGTATCTGGCTCAATGTATGGAAGACCAATGGCAACATCAATTGGACTAGCTATATATTTTGCCGAGAGAAACACAGGCGCATATCATAATCTTTTTATGACTTTCTCGGCAAATCCACAGATTGTTACTTTGAAAGGAGAAACACTTTTTCAAAAGGTGAGAAATGTTAATAAGGCAGACTGGGGAATGAATACAAACCTCAAAGCAGCATTCGAGAAAGTTCTTGATATTGCTGAAAAGAACAATATTTCACAAGAACAAATGCCAAAAGCTATCGTTGTAATTTCCGATATGGAAATTGATCGTTGCGGAAATAAGGACTGGTCTTTTTATGACAAAATGGAAAGTAAGTTTCGCAAAGCCGGATATGTTATTCCAAACATTATTTTCTGGAATGTCGAAAGCAGACATGATGTATTCCACGCGGACTCTACAAGGAAAGGCGTACAGCTTGCAAGTGGTCAGTCGGTGACAGTGTTCAAACAGGTGTTACAGAATCTTGGATACAATCCAATTGAAGCTATGGAGAACACGATCAATTCGGAAAGATACAATTGTATTACTGTCGAATGAAACAAAAGTGAAAACCATCTCAGTTCCTTTGAAAAGAACTGTCCGTGACAGGCGGCAATATGAAACATAGCTCAGTGGTAGAGCAATGATACTCAATATCATGTGACACAGGTTCGATTCCTGTTGTTTCTATCTGGCAAATTGCCATTGCCAGAAGTTGCATTTTCCCCCTTAAAGTTCCAGTGTTTCTCGTTGGGAGATTCATGCCGTTCAAGTCGGCACACTGGATTTTTCTAAATCGAGGTAATTTATGAAAGAAAAATGTTGCAAGAATTGCAGAAGACATGATGACTTCACATGGGTTTGTTTCAATGGTGATAGCGAATATTGCGCAGACTTTACGGAGCCAGAGTGTTATTGTGAGTTTTGGGAGAGAAAAGAAGATGGAGATATGTGGTAAAGAAATAAAAGACGAATGTTCAAACTGCGGAAATATCCTTGAATGCGAATTGTTCCGTCAAGGGCATGGAATAAAACAGGAACGTGAAAACATAGCTAAAATGATTGCCTGTCAGATGAAGCACAGGGAGAGAAGGGAATTTGAATGCTAAATTTACTTGATAAACGCAATTGCCCTGTTTGCGGTGGAATATTGAAATGTGAAAATGCCGATTTCACAAACCCTTTTATAGAAAAAGGACTCTTTTTAAATGTGACATGGCAATGCACCAATTGCGGCGCTGAATATACTGCAAAACTTGAATTAACCCCAAACGGATATGAGTTGCAAGACCGTGAAGCACATATTGATGTAGAGGATAATTTTTCAGCCGAAAAATTTATGCTTGGAAGAGACAATTTTCGAAGACAGAGGTGGTAAATATGAAATTTGAGGATATGGCAAACTGGACAGAGGAACAGCTAAAAAAAGAGGTTGTGAGACTATCTGAAGAATGTGAGAAGAAGCAGCATATAATCCTGGACTATGAAGCTTTATCGGAGACAATTAACCAAAAGCTTCTTGAAAATGATAACTGGAAGATTCCGATTGATGGAATTGAAAATGTAGATACTGGTCATCCATCTATAGAATGGTATGAACAACGCCACCAGGATGACTGTATTAGAATCAACGAGTTAACTGTTACTGTTGACACTCTGGTTGACCGATATGCTAATTTAAGGAAAAATAAAGGAATGTGCTGATATGGGTGAAAAGGACAAGTTAAGACGCTTATTTATAGGAGATGGGGAAACAGCCATATCGGGAATACCAGAATTTCCAGGAGATTTAATTGCTTATGCATTACAGACTTTTGAGACACAAGATAATTCTGTTATCTTCGCAGGAAAATCACTTGAATTTGAAACCGAATTTAAACTCACTAAAGAAAACGCTTTGCTCTTTGCTTTTCCAGAACGAATAAATCAGAATAATTTCCGAAAAATGCATGGCATTCCAAAGCGGAGGAAAATTAATGGTACCAGGAAACGCAGATTATGACCTTGACGGAGCTTTATTGCGTGATGAAGCCGTATATCTAAAGAAACTACATTCAGAGTATCTAGTATGCGATGATTTAAAGATTGGAAATATTGAACCAATATCAAAAGAAGTGTTGAACAATATAGAAATCACACAAAACAAAAAGATTGTTTATGGAACTTTTGGAACATTTTCCATTAATGATTTGCCAAAGCAATTGAGGGAGAAAATTAATGAGTATTAAGTCAGCATTAGAATCCGAAGGAATAGATTTTTCTGAATACATGAACCCACCAGAACCATGGAATGGACAGGCATTAATACGGAATATCAATGGAACGAAATACGCCTGTTGTCCTTTTTGCCAGAAGAAAGCGCTTCTGATTAGCCCAAACACGAAGATTCAGCACTTGAAACTGAAATGTAAGGGTAGTAATTGCAAGAAAGAGTTTGAGGTGAATGTATGAACACAAAACGGATTAAATGTATTTTGACAGGTGGATGCAAGTTCAAAAGTTCGGATACAGAATCGAAATGCAATGATAAAGAAAAGACTTGCACCATTACAGAAACTTGCTACAAATGTGGGAAGAAGTACACTGCCGTATTTACCTACAAACAATTAGGGATTCCAGTGAGGTGAATGTATGAATTGGTTTAAAGAAAAATGTTCCCACCTATATGAGGAAATTGGGAAATGCTATGACAGAATAGATTACGGAAATGGTACTCATATAAATGCTTATATTGTAAAAAAATGCAAAATATGCGGAAATATTACAGCCAAGACTGTATATTCAAATGAATTTACAAAGTATACATCTCCTGTAAGAGTTGATGATTGTGTAAAAAAACTGATAGCTAAAGGATATGTTGACAAGGTTGATTTCTTTTTGGAACACGAAAATGATAATATACCGTGGAAATAAATGGAGGTCTATTGAGTGAAGAAGGCAAGAAAAATATGTTGGATAATTGCGAATTTCATAATATTCAAATGGGCAGCAGATTATTTGATAGCCACAATTCAAATGATGGTTGAAAATAATTGGGGATTTTCGGCAGTACCATTACTGTTTATGGCAGTATTCGCAGAATGGAAAGTAATTGAAAATATTTTTACGGAATTAAGAAGATGATTTTATCAAGAAAGGATATGTATGACAAAACAAGAAGCCGTAGTAGTTGAAACCTACACAGGAATTTGTATGCTTGTAGGAGATGATCGCCGACTTGCATATGAATATGCAGAAAAACTTTTAGGTCATCCGATATATACGCATGAATTCCCAAAGTATGTCGACGAGTTAAAAAAACTTAGCAAGCCAGATTTTATTGAAATTTGCAAAAAGTTAAGCGATTAAATGGTATGGTGCGAATTAAGAAACATTCCGTGCATACATCCAGAACCAGATGGATTAGAAAATTGCAGATATTGTGAAAAATATAGTTTTGAAAAATATTTAGAATACAAAAAATCAAAAAGAAAAGTCAAGAGAGCCAAAAAGGAGCGCCATTATGAGTGATTTGAAGATATTTACAGAAAAAATCGAGCAAGAAGCATTAAATCAAATTTATACACTAATAAAACAGCCTGCATTTTCTGAATGTAAAGTACGAATCATGCCAGATGTTCACGCAGGGGCAGGATGTGTAATTGGCTTTACAGCTGATCTTGGAGATAAAGTAATTCCGAACATTGTTGGAGTAGACATTGGATGCGGAATGCTCACAACACAAATTCCTACTGATGTGGGAACAATAGATTTTAAAATCCTTGACGAAGTGATAAGAAATAATGTTCCGGCAGGAAGAAATGTACGTGACGAAATCATAAATTTTAAAGAATTAGAAGAACTTCACTGCTTTTCACTGCTTAAAAATGTTGAATGGATTCGCAGGAGTCTTGGTACACTTGGGGGAGGAAATCATTTTATTGAAGTTGACACCGATTCAAAAGGCATAAACTACCTTGTAATTCACACTGGAAGTCGTAACCTTGGAAAACAGGTAGCTGAAATATATCAAAAAATTGCCATAGAAGATATGCAGGGTACAGATAAGCTCGAAACTGAAATACAGAAATTAGTAAAAGAATACAAGTGCTCTGGCAGGCATAAGGAAATTCAAAATAGTATTGATGAATTAAAACGAAAATGGAAGCCAGACAAACTTGGAATTCCGAAAGAACTATGTTATTTGACAGGTGAGCATAGAAGACAATATCTGCATGATATGAAAATCTGTCAAGAATTTGCAAGAATAAACAGAAGATGCATACAGTCAGCTATATTCTACACTATGAATTGGACACTTCAAAGAAACACATGGTTTGACACAATTCATAATTATATTGACCACGATACAAATATTGTTCGGAAAGGTGCGATATCAGCTAAACATGGTGAAAAAGTTCTTATCCCTATGAATATGCGAGATGGATGTATTATTGCAATTGGAAAAGGAAATGAGGATTGGAACTGTTCAGCCCCGCATGGCGCAGGGCGTATTATGAGCCGATCAAAAGCAAAAGAAAACATTTCGTTAGAAGAATTTAAGGAGTCTATGAATGGGATATATACAACATCCGTTCAGAAATCTACAATTGACGAAAGCCCTATGGCTTACAAACCGCCGCAAGAAATTATTGATAAAATCAAAGATACCGTAGATATAGTTGATATTATTAAACCTGTATATAATTTCAAAGCAAGTGAATAATCAGTCAAGAGAGCCACATGAGAGCCAGACTAAATCCTAAAAAGAAAGGAGGTCTGGCTCTATTTTTATGTCAAAAATTACAGAAGGTTCGCTCGAATGGTATCGGGCAGTGCTGAATCAAATTATCAGTAGTGATATGACAATCTATCAGAACCAAAAAGATTGCCTTGATTTGCTCTTGAACATGAATATTGACCTTCCTTTCGACAAGAACCAAGAAGCACGGAAAATGGCCATGAAAGTAAGCCAATACTCACATAACATAGCAGAGAAGTGTGCTGCATTAACTGGCAGTGGCGATTTTGATGATATCTACTGGCAGTATTTGTTACTGGAAGCACCACATTTGCTGGATTCCTATGCCATGTATATAGAAAAAGATAGAAAACCAGAAGAACGGTTCTATTTGCCAAGACGCAGAACATTGAAAAAAGTAGTAGATAAATTACAAGCACTTGAAGAAGATGAACTTGACGAATTGTTTCTGCATCAGCCAGCCAGAACTGGTAAATCACAAATTATTACTGTCGGAACCGCATGGCATTGTGCAAGAAATTCAGAGATAAGCAACCTCTATGTTACATATAAAGAAGGACTTGGCGGTGCATTCCTAGATGGAGTTACGGAAATATGGACTGACCCAACATATTGCCATGAAGATGTATTTCATTCAAAAATAGCCAGAACAGATGCAAAGAACCACAAAGTAGACCTTGAAAGAAAGAAAAAATATGCGACATTATCTGGAAAAGGTTTGGAATCTGGTTTGAACGGTGAGTATGACGCATATGGTTGGCTGATTCTCGATGATATCCTGGAAGGTATTCAAGATGTATTAAATCCAGATATTCTCAGAAGAAAGCAAATTGTGTTTGACAACAATGTAATGTCACGAAAGAAAGAACAATGTAAATTGATTCTAAATGGTACTATCTGGTCATTGCATGATTTGTATATGGACAGACTATCATTTCTTCAGAATAATCCAGAAGCAAAACACATTAGATATGATGTTCTTAAAATTCCAGCTCTTGACCCGGAAACTGATGAGAGTAATTTTGACTACGATTACGGAGTTGGATTCAGTACAAAATATTATCGCACTATTCGTTCTAAATTTGAAGAAAACGATGATATGGCAGGATGGTTAGCCCAGTATCAGCAGGAACCTATTGAAAGAGATGGTGCTTTATTTAATGCGCAACATATGAACTTTTATAATGGACAATTGCCAGATGAAGAACCATTGAAAGTAGTTTCAGCTTGCGATGTGGCTCTTGGCGGTAGTGATTATCTTGCAATGCCAGTAGCATATGTATATGAAGATGGTTCCGTATATATACACGAAGTAGTATTTGATAATTCTGAAAAGAAATTTACTATGCCAAAAGTCGTATCAGCAATTGTCAATAATAAAGTTACGAATGCTTTTTTTGAAGCCAATGCAGGCGGCGAAGGGTATAAAGATGAAGTAGAAGGAAAGTTAAAGGAGCAAGGGTATCAAACTAATCTTACTTCTAAATATGCGCAACAAATGATTTTGAATAATGGTGGACACGCACCTAAATCGGCAGTGAGAAAAGAACAGAGAATTTGGGATAATGCTGAAAACATTAGAAAATTTTATTTTCTTGATACTGGATATCAAAACGCAGAGTATAGAAAATTTATGAATAATGTCTATTCATTCACAATGACAGGAAAAAATAAGCACGATGACGCACCGGATTCACTCGCTAGTTTAGCAGTATTCTTAAAAAATGGAAGCGGAGTTGGAACCGCAACAGCAACACAGAATCCACTTTGGGGAAGGAGATAGAATATGATGACTGCAACTCAATATTTACGCCAGATTGAAAATTATGATAACAGAATCAAAAATAAGCTTATTGAAGAAGAACAGCTCAGTTCTCTTTCCACAAGCGTATCTGCAATTCCTGTTGGAGAAAAGGTACAAACTTCTGTGAAACGTGATCCGATGGGAGATATGATTGCGAAGATATTTGACCTGCGAGAAGAGATTTCAGAAATGATATCTGAATTTTTACAAAAAAGACAAGAAATAGTCCGAACTATAGAACAGGTTGAAGATCCATTACTATATGACATATTATTTAAGCACTATGTTGAGTACAAATCTTTGGTTCGCATTGCAGATGAGATGGGTTATTCAGAGATTCACATTAAAAAAAAGCATTTAAAAGCCATAGCAGAAATAAAAAAGATAAAAGGTTTTGAAAGATGATACCGAAGTATACTGAATGATACCGCCAATATGTGTAAAATATAAAGTAGAGCATTGGATTAAAATATCCAGTGCTTTTTATTTTGCAGAAAGGATGGTTCGACTTGTGAGAAATACAATGAATTTTGTAGATTTATGCCGAGGTGAGTTCGGGCGAAAAGTAGCCTACACAGGCGTTGACCGAATCACTCCACAAAATGTAGTAAAAGTAGTTTCAGATACAATTGGCATACATAATAGAAACCGAACATTGATTGATTACTTGTATCGGTACATGAAAGGCGATCAGCCGATATTATACCGAAACAAAATAGTCCGTCCAGAAGTTAATAACAGAGTGGTTGAAAATCACGCATTTGAAACTGTAAAATTTAAAGCTGGACAGATTTGTGGGGAACCAATCCAATATGTATGCAAAAAGAAAAAAGCAGATAAAAAAATAAATGAGCAAGTTGACCTTCTGAATGATTATCTGGATGAAGCCAATGCAGATGCAAGAAACATCCAAAGGGCAATATACCAAAGTGCAACAGGAACTTCTTATAAGGCTATTCTGAAAGAAGAGGACTGGACAAAAAACGGAGATTTACCACCGTTTAGAATCTTCATTCCGTATCCAGGTGATTGTTACATTGTATACTCACAGAGAAATGGGAAACCAATGCTTTCCGTGCAGATTTTAAAAGATGAAGATGAACAGCAATATTATTTATGTTATTCAAAGAACCAGTTTTTTGAAATCAAGAATGGAAAAGTAACTAACTACGGCATCAATGGTTTTGGCGGGATTCCAATTGTTGAATGTCCAAATAATCACGACAGACTTTCAGATGTTGAAATTGCAATCACCTTATTTGATGCAATTAACAAATACCAGTCCGATAGATTAAATGGCGTGGAACAGTTTGTGCAAGCCTTTATGAAGTTTAAGAACTGTGAGGTAGACGAAAACGAGTTTTTGAAAATGGTAAAACTTGGTGCTATCTCTGTTAAAGATACTGGAAATGGCTGTCAGTCGGATGTTGAACTGATGACCGCTGAACTGAATCAATCAGAGAGCCAGGTTGCAAAGGATGATATCTACAATAATATGCTGATTGTGGAAGCAATGCCAAACCGCCAAAGCAATAGCGGAGGTGATACAGGAAATGCCGTATACCTTCGTAATGGATGGGACTTCGCAGAAAGAGATGCGAAATTGGTAGAAGCATTCACCAAGGAAGCCGAAAAGGAATCTGCTAGAATTATTCTGAATATTATCCGTGGCACGTCAAATGATGTTAATATCTCAACCCGAGATTTTGATGTAAAGATAACCAGAAACCCAACAGACAATATGCTTGTAAAAGCACAGGCACTTGATTATCTGTTTAAAAATAAAATTCATCCGCTTATTGCATTGATTACTTGTGGGCTTTTCAGTGATCCGCAGAAAGTCTACGAAATGAGTTTACCGTATCTGGGAACTATTTACCCGGAACTGGCAGACCCGGAAGCGGAAATGCAGAAAGCACAGCAATTACTTGACGGAAAGTTTCAAAATCCGTCCAAAACAGAACCAATGGCAAATTCTCCATCTAACGAAGAATGAACCAAATTTCGATTATTTAAGGAGTTTTAGAGAAATCTAAGGCTTCTTTTTTAATACCCAAAATCAAATAAATTGCAACAGCCCGTGAGCGTAAATCGGGTACAGATCATGTGCGGAGCGAACCGTGTTGAAAAAGCGTATTGGACTGGAAGAAAGGAGATTTCAATGACAAGAGAACAGGCAAAACAGGCACTTATCGGTATGGGAGTTGCAGAACCTTCCGAGGAACAGGTTTCTAAGCTTCTTGATTCTATTTCTGCTGAAACTAAGAAAGAGAAAGACAAAAATGTTTCTCTGAAGGAAAAAGCTGAAAAAGCAGATTCCCTGGAAAAAGAGTTGGAAGAGTTGAAAAAGCAGAACATGACCGAAGCAGAACGGCTAGAAGCTGAACGCAAGAAAGAAAAGGAAGCAGTGGATAAGGAGTTAGCTGATTTGAAAGCTGCGCTTGCAGAATCCAACAAAAAAGCCCTTACCAGTGAAATTACTTCTATGTTCGCAAATGCAGGGCTTTCAACCGAAACATACGCGAGTGCTATTAAAGCATACGCATCTGCACCGTATGAGAAACCAGAAGATGCAATGAAAGAAGTCGAAACTTTTGTTAAGGGAGTTTCCGAAGCAAATAAAACAGCACTTGATACCGCAAAAGCAGCTTGGGAGAAGGAAGCATTGGAAAACACTCCGAATCCGGGCGGCGGTAGTGGCAGCAAAGCTACAGTAAAAAGCGATGCTGCTGAATTTGCAAAAGCTTACTCAGCAAAAATGAACCAGGAAACTAAATCAGCGGACGATAACGCCCCTGTAAATATTTAAGTAAAGGAGATATAAAAATGGCTTTTATGAAAACAGAGCAGTATGAGTCCACTCCAAATATTCTCGAATCCGAGGTTGGACTTGTACTTAAAACCTACACAGCAGACCAGACAAATGCTGAAACAGTTGGAACTAAGAAAATTATCAAAGCAGGTTCCGTATATCCAACAAATGCGACAGGTGCAATCGGCATTGTATTTGAAGATGTTGATATGACAGATGATACCAAGAGACCAATTTCCGTGATTGTCGCAGGACGTGTTCTCGAAAAGAGACTTCCAGTAACAGTTGACACTACTGCAAAAACAGAGCTTGAAAAAGCAGGAATTGTTTTTGTAGTCACAGAAGACCCAGTATTTTAAGGAGGTATGACAAATGCCATTTAATGTATTAGAAACAATCACAGAGGAAGAGAGACTTAATTTCTCCCAGAGTTTTGATGTAAAAAGACCTGGCATCCTCGGCACCATTTTCCCGGATACAAAGACCCAGTATCTGAAAGCAGAGTATTACAGACTTATGGCTGGACAGCGACTGCCAGAGGTAGCTTTTGTCCATGCACTTGATACCGAAGCAGAAATCGGTTCCAGACCTGGTTTCGAAAAGGTACTGACCGAGAAACTTTTCATCAAGAGAAAAATCAATCAGTCTGAGCGATTACAGCAAGCAATCGAAAATGGTGTTCCAGATGACAATAATCTCAAAAAATTTGTATTTGACGATGCGGCCAATCTTTTCGAGGGTGTAGTCGCAAGGGCGAATGTAATGAAAGGCCAGTTCCTTTCCACTGGTATTGTAAAAATTAAGGAAAATCATGTGGATATGAGCATTGATTACGGCGTTACATCTGATGCAAAAGTAACACTTACAGATTGGTCTAAGCCAGACGCAGATATCATGGGCGATATCTCAAAAATGGTAGCCATTGCAGAAGATAACGGATATGTGATAAACAAAGCTCTTAGTTCTCTCAAGATGATTAATTACATGCGGAACAATACTGCAATGCAGACCGCAGTTCTTGGATCTGCAAACAAACGTCTTCTGACAAAACAGGAGCTTACAAATCTGCTTATGCAGGAGTACGGATTCACAATTGATCGTTGTGATGAAAAATATCGTTACAGAAAAGCAGACGGAACTCTGAAAACAGGAAGATACTTCAAAGAAGATGTGTTTACTCTGTATGAAGCAAATGCGAATGGCTCATTTGGCTCTGGCCTTTGGGGTGTAACACCGGAAGAGCTTGAATACAGACAGTTCATTCAGGAAGAGAACCGTTCTTTCGTAACCCTTTCCATGTGGGCTACACAGGATCCAGTTGCAGTATGGACAAAAGCATCCGGTATGTTCGTCCCGGTTGTACCCAAAGCCAACGGCGGTATCGTGATCGGTACCAAGGCGGGGGAATAACCGGGCATAGTCTCGATGAAAACAGCCAGTCACCATCTGTAGCAAGTGATTATGATGAATCAAAACATAAGCATACAGAAAGCGAGTTGTCTAATATGACTGTATCTCAGTTAAGACAACTTGCAAGTGATAACGGCTATGCCCTGGCAGCAACTAATAAGGCTGGAATAATATCAGAGATTTTATCTCAGCAAAGGTAGGTGATTAAATGGACGAACAGCTTATAGAGGACTTGACAAATTATCTTGAAGATGATGAAGAAACTGCGAGGATGATTCCTCTTTCGGCAAAGAGGGCTATTCGTTCATTTAAGAAGAAAAGGAATTATCCTTCATCTTACAGCGATGAGAAAATAAATTCCGATATGGAAAATTGCTATGATTGCATATTTGATTTGGCTCTTTTCTTTCTGGTGAAACAAGGAGCTGAATTCCAAGGATCACATTCTGAATCTTCTGTAAACAGAAATTGGAATTCCGAAACTGAAATCTATGTAAATCATGGCGTTTTTCCATATATCGGATTCTAAGATGGTGTGTGCGTGATGCGTCAATCCTCCCACGTATCGCAGGGGTGCTTCAAATTAGGTGGGTAGAAGCAATATCTTAAAAAATGGGAGTGATGGAAAGGAATAGCGATGGGATGTGAGCACGAGTGTATTAACGAACACCGCTTGAAAGAATTGGAAAGCGCCGTCCATGAGATGAAAGAAAAGCATTCCAAAAGGGATGGAGTTTTTTTCGATCGTATCAATGCGCTGGAACAGAAAATTGCTTTATACAACAATGACTTGGGACACATTAAGGATACAGTTGACGAAATGAACGACAATTTAAAATCACTCATGGAAAAGCCAGGAAAGTTACAGGACAAAATAATTGCTTATGTCATAACTGGCATAATTGGTATTGTTTTAGGCTTTGCCCTAAAAGGCATTTTCCCGGTGTAAATATTGATTCCACTACAGGGAGGACAGTGGAATGGATGATTATAAAGACTTTTCGGAAGATGAAAGAATCTTCTATTTGCGTGAAGCTGGATTTGATTCCAGAGAAAAGGAGTTATTCCGATTGCGTGTTTATGAAGAAAAAACGCTTGCAGAAGCTTCAGAAATCATGGGCTACAGCACGAGAACCGTAGACCGCATAAACAGAAAATTAAAGAAGAAAATTATGAAAGTTGCCCCGATGTATTGTCGGGGCTTTTCTTTGTATTCATAAAATGTGGCGTATTTATGGCGTTATCATGGCGTGTTAATCAACCTCTTATTATTGTAAAATATAGTTATAAAAACAAGGGAGGTTTGAGATATGCAGTATGGTAATCCGTATTTTGCGCAACCATTTCAACAAATACAGCCGTATCAAGATAGATTAGCACAATTGCAGAATAGTTATCAGCAGGCAATGCCATACGGACAGGCACAGATTCAGCAACCAATACAACAAATGCCACAAGTACCACAAATCCCCATGTTGCAAGGACAGATGGTTGATGGCATTGATACTGTAAAGGCAAAAGATGTAGATATGTCCGGTAATCCTGTTTATTATCCAAAAACAGATGGAACAGAAATATATAGAAAACAATTACAGGCAGATGGAAGAAGTAGAATTTTTGTTTATCGACTTATAAATCCGGAAGAACAACAGCAACCAAAGGCAGAAGAAAAACCGATTGACATAGAAGCTATGTTTAATCAGCTTCGGAACGATGTTTGTTCTGAGATTTCCGAAATAAAGAGTATGTTCCCGACATTTATATCGGGAACACCGGAGCCCAAGCAGAATGGAGGTAAACAGAGATGATGAATCCAATGCAACTTATGCAGATGATACGTGGTGGAGGGAATCCTCAACAAGCCATAATCAATATGATGAAACAACAGTCTGGAAATAATCCTGTAATTGACAATGCAATTAACATGATGGAAAAAGGTGATAATGCAGGAATTGAAAAACTTGCAAGAAATCTTTGTAAAGAAAGAAATATTAATCCAGACGATATACTGTCGCAGGTTAAGAACCAGTTTGGAATAAAATAAATTCGCTACAATAATTAAAAGAGCCGCGGTCTTTTGATTTTGTATAAATTACAAAAATCAATAAGGAGGTAATCGCTATGATGAATGGTGGATTATCAGCAAGCGATGTCGCTGTATTAAGCGGCTCTAATAACCGTGCAGATGAAGGCTATGGCTTTGGCGGTGGCTGGGCATGGTGGATTATAATATTGCTTATCTTTGGCTGGGGCGGTTTCGGCGGCTTTGGCGGCTGGGGTGGCAATGGTGGAAACGGTACAAATGGTGCAGGTTTCCAAGGATGGGCTACCCGTTCAGATATTAATGAGGAATTCGCCCTTAATGATATTCAGAATGGTATCAGAGGTATTCAGCAGGGTATCTGTGACAGCACATATTCTCTTAACAATACCATGCAGAGTGGCTTTAATGGTATGAATGTCGGAATGCTTCAAGGCTTCAACGGCGTTCAGCAGGCAATCAATGCTGATACTGTAGCCGGTATGCAGAATACCAACGCATTACAGTCTCAGTTAGCAAACTGTTGCTGTGAAACAAGAGAAGCAATCCAAGGTATCAACTACAACCTTGCTACCAACACTTGTGCTCTCCAGAACACAATGAATAACAACACCAGAGACCTTCTGGAAAACCAGAACAGCAACACAAGAGCAATCCTTGACTTCCTGACTAACGATAAGATTGCAACATTACAGGCAGAGAACTCTGATCTGAAACGTGCTGCATCCCAGGATCGCCAGTCTGCATTGCTTACAACAGAGATGTACGCACAGGCTCAGAGATTAATCAATGCAATCAACCCGGCTCCGATTCCTGCATTCCAGGTTCCAGCTCCATATGCATACGCAGGATGTAATACATATGGTAACGGTTGTTGCTAAGTAACTCACCCTTAGAGGTTGACTAAATTCTAAGAGGTGGGTTGCGGCTCACCTCTTATTTTGATTGAGAGGTAGAAATATGAGTTGTAAAAATGTTTGTAAGCTCTGCAACCGTCTTGTAATAAGCCAAGCTGTTGCGTTTACAGGAGGTAATCTTGTAATCACGCTCCCAGAAGGCAGTTACAACAATGGAGAGAAATATTGTATTGTTGTTGCACAAAGTATACCAGAAGCCACTACAATTACTGCTCCGGTAATGATTCAGATAGGAACAGGAACAACTTTGTATCCGCTAGAAAATCGTTGCTGTGCACAGATTACGGCTTGTGGAATAAGAACCAGAACGAAGTACGCAACCAGAGTAGCTACAAGTGCAACTGGCGGAGTATTCAAGATGTTAGGAAATCCGGCTTGTAGTCCGAGCAACAACTTGAAAGCAATTAATGGTACAGCCCCAACGACAGAAGCACCTGTTACGCAGGCTGTTAGAAAGGGGGCACTGTAATGCATAAAGTTGCAATGGAAATGGGAAAATGGGCTATGGAAAAAGCCAAAACACATGGCTTTGATAATCTTAGTGCTCAAGACTGGGACGATTTGAAAGACTGCATGGAAGCAGTAAAATGTGCGATTTGCGCTGATAAAGATTATCGTATTGTGGAAGCTATGGATGAATGCGAACAGGAAGAAAAGTATCTTGGACGCATGGGATATGACCGTTACCGCTATTCAAATGGGCGTTTCGCTCCAAAAGGTAGGGGAACCAGAAAAGGCTATAGACCGTATCTGTATATGCAGGATGATGACTGGATGGATGAGTATTTAAACAATCCAGAATTTGAGCGCAATATGTACCGCATGGGATATCATCCAGATCGTAGTGATATGGAAAATGATGGTATGAATATGAATTGGAAGAAGTCCAGATACGGAGAATCTTATGATAAATACGATGAGAATCGTAGGCACTATCATGATTCCAAAGACACGGAATCTAAAAGAAAAATGGATGATTCCATGAAGGAGTACACATCTGATATTATCCGTAATCTCACGGAAATGTGGTCTGATGCAGATGCAACGCTCAGACAGTCAATGAAAACTGACCTGACCAGACTTGTACAGCAGATGAACTAGAGCAATAAATGAATTAAGCCCTTGTCGCAAATTAATGCGGCAGGGGCTTTTTCGTAGAAAGGATGGTGATAAACCATGCTACGACAATTCTACATGAATGGAGATATATGGAGAGTGCAGTTTGTTCCATCACAAGATGATGTTTTAATTGACCGCACAGGAAACAGAACACTTGGAGTATCGGATTATTCCACCCATATTATTTCGATTGCGAACAACCTACATGGAGAACTTTTGAACCGTGTATTTATCCATGAATTAGGACATTGCGTAATGTTCAGCTATGGTTTACTGTCAGAGCTTCACCGTATGGTTAAGAAACGATATTGGGTGGATGCAGAGGAATGGTGTTGCAATTTCATCTCAGATTATTCTGGAATAATCATAGTTACATCAAAAGATATTTTGGGAAATAGTTTTTCCCTAGTCATGCCACGAACTTTTGAATTAATTGCATGATTTTTCCTTGAATACAATCTGATATCCAATAATATCCAGAATTTCCTCTACTTCATTATAAGTAAAAGTTTCCTTCCTGAAACGATTACTAAAATTTTGAAAAGACAAATTTGTTCCATGTCTGCGGTTTAATTCGTTATTGACTTGACTCATAGTAAACCCTTGTGCAACTATAAGCCCCTTTAATTTATATTTAAAGCTCATTGTTTAATGCTCCTTTATTTATAAATAAATTATATCATTTTAATCGTAAACTGTAAAGTTTAAATATATGTTGAAAAATATAACAAATAAATGTATAATTAAATTATAAGATTTAATTCATGTGATTAACGGAGGCAATGAAAATGAATTTAGAAGGGCAACGTTTTGGTAAACTTGTTGTTATAAAAAAGGGAGAAACGCGTGTAACTAAAGGCGGGTGCAAGACAAGAACTTGGATATGCCGGTGCGATTGCGGAAGAGAGTTAATCATTCCCACAGGACATTTGAGATCAGGAAATACAAAAAGTTGTGGATGTTTGAGAGGAATAGATATTACAGGACAAAAATTTGGAAAGCTTACGGCAATAAAGAGAACTAAAAAAAGGGACAAAACTGGAAATATATATTGGTATTGCGAATGCGAATGCGGAGGAAATATCATAACGCAAGGCAGAAATCTTAGAAAAGGACTTGTTTCTTCTTGCGGTTGCGTTCAAAAAGAAAATGCAAGAAAAATGAATTTTAAACATGGCATGTCGAGGGGAAGAATATATGAAATTTTATGTGCTATGAAATCGAGATGCTATTGTAAAAATGACGAGAATTATAAAAGATACGGAGAAAGAGGAATTGAAATATGTGATGAATGGAGAAATGAAAATGGATTTAAAAATTTTTACGAATGGTCAATAGCAAATGGGTATCAGAATAATTTAACTATTGATAGAATAGATGTAGACGGTAATTATTGCCCAGAAAATTGCCGATGGGTAACACAGAAACAGCAAATGCAAAACACAAGGAGAAACAGATACATAAATTATGAAGGAAAAATATATTCTATTTCAGAGCTTTCTGAGAAACTAAATCTGACTTATATGCAAACATGGCACAAATTTAGAAATGTAAGTTTTGGAATGGATGAATTAAGTGAGAAAGAAAGAAGAAATCATGCAAAAGATAATAAATAAATATGTAGCCCCTGTTGGAGCAGAAAGGATGATTGCATGAGAGTATTAAGATTTATTGTAAATAATCAAAGAATTTATCCAGATCCCAAGTGTGATTTCTCTGGGCTGGTAAAGGGCACGACTGGATATCTTAAAGCATTGTTTATCTTTTCTCAAGAGTGGAACGGATGTAAAATAGCTGCTTCATTTTGGAGAATGGAAAAAGAATACCCAGTAATACTAAAAAACAATCAATGTGAAATTCCGAAGGAAGCCTTAACTTGGGATTATTTTTCTGTATCTGCGACTGGCGTAAAAGATAACGGAAAATACATTATAACTACTGGTAAAACTAAAGTATCACAGAGGGGGTAGAACATGGCAACAGCACTTGATTTACTTATGAGCACAAAAGAAGATGTTAATTTGCTTTCTGAAGAATCCGATATATGCACAATTGACGCTAAGACAAGGGCTATTTTCGTGCCCTCTACAATCGTAGTTGGTGGGGTACAATCTGACAAGAATGCAGAACGTATTAAATTTTCATGTCCCAAAATTGTAGGAGATAATCTTGATTTATCCAAATTTTCAGTCAGAATTAACTTTGAAAACGTAAGCAGTGTGGATTTTAATGTTTCTATCAAAGACCAATACATTTGTGATGATGTAGCTGTAGATGGCGAAAATGTAACTTTTTCTTGGTTGATTGGAAGAAATGCAGCAAGGTATATGGGAACGGTACGTTTTATTGTTTGTGCTGTTAAAACGGATTCCGATTCAAATATTAGTGTTGAATGGAATACCGCAATAGCGGAAGTACCAGTGCTAGAGGGTATCGAGATTGATCAACCACAGATAGGCGAGCAAGAAAAAGATATTATAAATCAGCTTTTGGAGCTTACTAAAAACACATCTGCGGAAGCTGTTCAAAATGTAAATTCCGCAAAAGAACAAGCTATTAAGGACATCCAGAGTGTATCACAGCCAGACACTACATTGACTATAGAAGGTGGGCTTGCAGAAGCAAAAGCAACGGGAGACGCTATTGGTTCGCTAAAGGAAGATTTAAGTGATTACTCAGTAGACGTTATAGGTGCAGAAAACAATATTATTCCTTATCCATATAAAAGTACAATAGTATCAGAATCTATTCTCATTCAATCAAGTGGTAGAAATATCACTGCGGTAGGAACAGCAACTAGAAAGTCTACTTTTACTATATTTGGCTCATGGGGAAACACCACAGATATGTTTTGCGTTGCTGGAGAAACCTATATGGTATGCGGTATTGATATATTTACACGAATTGTATTCTTTAACGCATCAGGAAACGAAGTTTTAACGGTAATAGGAAATGGTGAACCACAAATATTTACAGTTCCACAAAGTGCGGTTGGATGTAATATGTATTGGCAAGCTAATATCAATGTTAAAACAGAGTATGATGAATCAATAAGACCAAGAATATATAATATCAATGAAACAATTCTAAAAAAATTTGAAACTTTACACTCTACTATTACATCTGAACAAAAAACAATAACTGACACTATCAACAGCTATGTGAAGAATAGAGTTGTCGGCAATATTGAACTTGGTACAGTAGCAAACATAGACACATCAAATAAAACTATACAGTTTGGTGCGTTATCATATTTATGCGTTGGAAGTACAAGATATAATATTTCAAGCAAAACTTATGACCTAACAGGTTTGTTTGGTGCATTTTGTTTTTATGACCCATCAAATGATAAATTTGTTGGTTCTTTTTCAAGCGGTTTTGTTTATATGGGTGCTATGTGGACGGATGCTTATATCACAGATTGGCACATTCCAAAAGAAAAGCTTACCATTAACGGAATGCCATATTTGCTTGCAAATCATAAAGGGGAAAAAATAAACTGTATTGGAGATTCAATGACATTTGGAGTAAATGCATCGAAACCATATTATTCATGGTTTAAGCAGTTTTTTAATTTCGCAACTGTAAATGTATATGGAGTAAGTGGTTCAAGTATTGCACCTAAAGTAGACACATATCCAGAATGGGAACAAGGAATACAATCATTTTATGAAAGATATTCTGCTATGAATAATGATGCAGACTACATTACCATCTTCGGTGGAGTTAATGATTGGGTTACTGGTAGAGAATTAGGAACACTTACAGATAGAGTATCAACAACATTCTGTGGCGCATTCAGATTGATGATTGAGGGATTGATTGCAAAATACCCACATCAGAGGATTTTTGTATTTACAAGTCCTCAGAATGACTATATCAACAGACCAGCAAATATGAACGGAAGTAATCCATATTACGGCAATACAGAAGGTAAAAACAGACTTGGATATACACAGAAACAGTATATGGACGCAATGATTTCTATATGCAAGGATTACGCAATTACTTGCTATGATATGTACAGTAATCTTATTTACGGATTAAGTGGTGTTCTTGGAGATAATCATGGAACAAGTGGCTTGTATGGCTCTGACGGACTTCACCCGAATAACGAACTTCATAAGAGAATTGCAAAGATTATGGCTGAAACTATTATTGCAAACAGTTAACTAAAGAGGGCTTTAGTTAAGCAACCAAATTTAAGAAAGAGAGGAAATATGAGAGGATTAGTCCGTCAAAAGCAAAAAGTATATTGGTCACGAATAACAGAAAAAACAGAAGGATTAGACCGTATTAAAGTTTATGAGAAACCAGTTCTGTTCTCTTTTTCTGTATCATCTACAGCCGGAACGCCAGAAGAAATCGCAGCCGGAATAGTGCCAGATTATGATAGGTACATTACAAGCTTTAATCGAAATTTTCATCCACAGGAAGCGGACATATTTTGGGTAGACAGAATCCCACAAATAAGCGAGGATGGAAGCCTTATTTTGGACGAAAATGGAGAACCCACAGTATTGCCAGACTACACACTAAAGAAGATTTTAGACACACAAAAAGGCAATATTGCCACATACGGAATTTCTAAAAGAGGAAACGAAGATGGGTAAGACAATAAAATGCGACTTATCCACGAAATCTATTCAAAATGCCATCAACAAATTAAAAGTTTACCAAAATGAGCTACAGAGGAAAAATGAGATTTTTGTAAAACGATTGGCTGAAATCGGGTTGGATGTTATTCAAACGACCATGGAGTCAATCCCGGATGAAGAAAAAGGTTCTTACTATACAGAAATCATCAACGATCAAAACGGAAATATCGTCGGGGCTTCTGTTAGACTATCTGGTGAAAAAGTGTTGTTCATTGAATTTTCAGCAGGAATAACATACGGTACAAATGATTATCCTTTATCTAGTGGAAATTCTTACGGAATGGGAACATATCCTTCCAAAAAAGAAAAATCAGACTGGGACAATCCAAACGGATGGTGGTACACAGATGAAAGTGGACGTCCGCACCATTCATATGGAAATAGAGCGTATATGCCTATGTATCACGCAGAACAAGCCATTATTATTGCCGTTCGTAAAATTGCCAAAGAGGTGTTCTCTTCTTAAAGAAGATACCATAATATACTGAATGATACTAAACAATTATGTTATCATTACAGTGTTAAATTGTAGCATAACATGCAATGCGTTCACTATAAAGGTGAGTGCATTTTTTTATTGTGAGGTGACAGATATGCCAGACACAATAGAATCTCCTGTATTAGAAGTTTTTTCAAGATGGGGAGCGGCTGTTTCTAAGATTACTGGCGCAGACAATTATTCCATGGATGGCAGTGAAACAAATGCTTCCGGTAAAAAAGCATATGCACAGCTTTATATGCTCGGGAATCCAATTACAAGAGGTGACCTTGAAGGGGATGAATGCGCAACAATGCCATCATTTCAAGTAAATTGCTTCACCTCTGGGAGCAAAGCACTAACCAGAGTGTATGAATTAGATAAGATAAGTCACAAAGCTATGGTGAGCATGGGGTTCCATCGCACATACGGACCGGAGCCTATGTTTTTTGGTGACAGTGGAATCAAAAAGCTTGTGAGCCGATACAGCCGAATATATACAGGAACTTTATTAGATTAGGAGCAGAAATGCTTCTATTTTTTTATCCAAAAATATGAAAGGAGAATGCCGAATGAAAGCAGATAAATTACTTTGGCTGAAAGCAGCAGGAATTAGAGCTGTAAAAACAGTCGCACAAACAGCAATAGCAACCATCGGAACCGCAACTGTAATTGGCAGTGTTGACTGGAAAATGGTTTTATCCGCGTCTTTACTTTCCGGCTTTTTATCACTGCTTACATCTGTAGCAGGATTACCAGAACTGAAAACAGACAAAGAAGAGTAGAAAGGCGGTGATCCGCTATCTCCCGGCACAGGGTTACGTGCATAAAACTTGAATTAAAGAAAGGAGCCTATCAAAATGGCAGATTTAACAACACTTGGCGTAACTTTTCATTACGGTGTTGAAACCGCTAAAGGAACAAAGCCAACTGCATTTACCTGGTTAAAAAGATGTAGTTCCATTGGTGGAATTTCCCTTGACACAGAGCAGATTGACGTATCAGCTCTTGAAGACTTCATTGCACAGTATGCGTCCGGTAGACAGGATACTGGTGGTACTTGGGATGTAACCTTCAATCTTAACGCTGATGTTATCACAGCATTAAAGAAGCTTATGACTGATGCGGCAACAGGAAAGCCAAAAGGATTTAGAGTTTGGTTTGAAGTTGTATTTCCAGACCTCGCTGATGCATTTTTTGTTATCGCAGACCCTGGAAAAAATATTCCATTGTCTGATATTGGACAGAATGAAGCAGCAACAATTCCGCTGTCTCTCATTATTCAGGAATATAAAGGTCTTGATACAAAAGTTGTTTCCGAAGAGCTTACACAGGCTTTAGACACCGCAAAAGCAGTAGCAGATTCCACAGGCGCAATGGCACTTAGCTAACAAAATATATCGGGAGGATTATAAAATGGTAACTTTCAATGTACATGGAAAAGAGTATAAGGTTGTATTTGGATATGGACTTCTTACAAAAACAGATGTGCTGGACAAGGTACAGGGGATTACAGATGGAAAAGAGAGAAGCCTTCAGAAGATGATTTCTCTTCTCCCGGAACTGCTTCTTGCCGGACTTCAAAAGAAACACAAGGAAGAGTTTGGGTATGAAAGTGATTCTGAAAAAGAAGCTGTTCTTAATAAAGTCTGTGACCTTTTGGATGATTACGAAGATGAAGGGACTGAGGAAAATCCGAAAAGCGGATTTGATTTATACCAACTTCTCGACAAAGAATTGGAGAAAAATGGTTTTTTATCCGGTCTGCTGAATGCAGTAGCAGAAGCACAGGCAGTGGAGAAGAATGCAACGAAGCTTCCACAGGATCACAAAAAGAAAAATTAACTTTTCGAGAAGTTGTTTACCAAGAGATTCTTCCTTTATACCTCTCTATCGGTGTATCTAAAGAAGAATTTATGGATTCTACTCCGGCTGAGTTAAAACCTTATCTCGAAGCTGAAAAGATACGGCAAAAGAGAAAAGACACTGAGCTTTGGCAAGCGGGCATTTATGAAACATCAGCCACATTCACAGCTGTTGCAAATGCTTTAATTGGAAAAAAATCCAAGGCAGAGTATTTGAAGAAACCTTTGCTCGAATCAGCAGAGGAAGAAAAGCGTAAACAGGAAGGTATATTTTCCGAAGAAGAAAAGAAAAAACAGAGAAACGCACTTTTGGCAAGCTTGCAACTCATGCAGGCGAACTTTGAACTTAACCATGAAAAGGGCAGGCAGGATTAACACTCTTGTCTGCCCTTTATTTTTTTGTAAAAAAGGAGGGACAAATAAAATGGCTGACAATACCATTGATACCCTTGATATACAAATTAGCAGTAGTACAGAAAAAGCAGTACGCGCGCTGACTAATCTTTCAAACAAACTCACAGAAGTTAATTCCGCATTAAGCGGAGTTAATACAAATGGGCTACGTAGTTGTGTAAGGGAACTTGGAAAACTAAAAGAACTTGATATAGGGAAAATGACAAGCATTGCTGATGGAATTGGAAAATTCTCAAATTCCATAAAGACAATGGGTGAAGTAGATTATAAAGGTTCTGGACTGAATGCAGTTATCAACTCAATCAACAGACTTAGCCAGGTTGATGCTAGTGGATTTGATTCTGGAAAACTTGGAGAAATAATCCATCAATTAAGCAATTTGACAGAGATTCCAGATGTATCTACCAGTGTTAATCGTTTTGTCAATTCAATGGCTAGATTAGCCAATTCCGGTGAATATATTGCAAATGTATCCGCTGAATTACCTGGGCTTGGAAGAAATCTTAAATCAATCGTAGAGAGCTTTACGAGCGTTGGCGATATATCTGAACCTGTAAATAGGTTAGTTCAGTCTATTGCACAATTGGCAAGTTCTGGAAATAGAATCGGACAAACGTCAAGCCAGCTTGGAACACTAGCAAAGGAAGTATTGTCTTTCTTCGATGTAATGAAAACTGCACCTAAAATCAGTGAGAACACCATCCGCATGACGGAAGCACTGGCAAAGTTGGCTAATGCAGGGGGAAAGGTAAATTCCGCTACAAATTCTATATCCAGTGCGTTTTCTAAATTATCATCTGCAACATCTAGCCTTGGTAATATTGTTAGTAAAACTTCTTCTATAATTGGAACCGGGGTAAAAGGCATTATTGGATGGTTTCAACGCCTTGGAAATGGTAGCTCTGGAATTAAAACTGCTTCTTTTAATCTCGGAAATTTGCTTAAAACTGCTATCGGTTTTAAGGCTATTCGTGGTCTGGCAAATTTAGGAAAAAGTGCAATTGGTTTTGGCTCTGCTATTACAGAAATCGAAAATGTTGTAGATGTTTCCTTTGGAAGCATGGCAGATGAAGCCTACAAATTTGCTTCTACGGCTAAAGAACAATTTGGATTATCCGAATTGGCAGCAAAGCAATATTCTGGAACCATGATGGCAATGATGAAATCATCTGGTGTTGCGCAAGATGCAGCTTCTAAAATGTCAATTTCTCTTGCTGGATTAGCCGGGGATATTGCATCATTTTACAACATTGATACCGATACTGCTTTTCAGAAAATACGCGCTGGAATTTCCGGGGAAATTGAGCCTTTAAGACAATTGGGTATTAATTTATCCGTTGCAAACATGGAAGCTTACGCCCTTTCAAGGGGAATTACAACATCTTATAATGCAATGTCCCAAGCTGAAAAAGTTGCTCTTCGATACAACTATTTAATGTCAGTTACAGGAGATGTGCAAGGGGATTTCGCCAGGACAAGCGGCACCTGGGCGAACCAGGTTCGTTTACTCACTCTGAACTTCCAGTCACTTTCCGCAGTAATCGGGCAAGGTTTGATTGCTGGCATTCTTCCTGCTATTCAAGCTCTCAATGCGCTTATGTCAAAACTTATGCAAGCTGCGAATGTGTTCCGTAACTTCATGTATGTATTGATGGGAAAGAAGCTGAAAGGATCACAGGGTGGAGTTAGCGATATTGTATCTAACTTAGGGGGTATAGAAACAGCCGGTGATGATGCTTCTTCCGGGCTTGATGACGCTACATCATCTGCAAAGAAGCTGAAAAAGGCACTTTCTGTATTACCATTCGACCAATTAAATCAGCTTGCTGATAACTCAAACGATTCCGGGACTGCATCTAAAAGCCTTGGTTCTGGACTTGGCGATTTGGCTGATAGCTTTGCAGGAATACAAGATTCCTTGGACGAAGTTTTGACTGTCGATGAAACACCTATTAACAAATGGGCTTCCAAAATTAGAAAAGCATTCCTGGCGAAAGACTGGGAGGGTGTAGGAACTACTATTGCCGATATGCTTAATCTCGGAATGAGCAAGGTGTATGAGGTTATTAACTGGAAAAATGTTGCCCCGAAAATAACTGAGTTTACAGACGCATTTACAAGAGCATTCAATTCATTAAATACCAGACTTGATTTTGACTTGCTTGGAAGAACTATCGGGACGGGAATCAACACAGCTGTAAATACTCTTAATCAGCTTATTGGTGATGGCGGTATTGATTTTGGATTAATCGGCAGAAATATTGGTGATGGGTTAATCGGCGCACTGGATGAAATCAACTGGACTAATCTGGGTGAATTGCTTGGAAATAAGTTTATGATTTCCTGGAAAATGCTATCTGGATTTGTAAAACGTATGTCAGAAGAGGACGGTGCTGGTGTAACTGGTTGGGATAAGCTTGGTAGTTCACTTGGAAAAGCTTTAAATGGCGCTGTGTCCAAAATTTCCATGAAGGATATTGCAGATTCTTTATCTGGAATTTTAAATGGAGCGTTTAGAAGCTTGGCTGCGTTTACCAAAACTGTAAACTGGGATGAACTTACTAATAATATCACAGAGGGAATTTCTACTTTCTTGAAAAAAACAAACTGGAAAGAAAATGGACAAGCACTTGGAGATTTCATATCTCACCTGTGTACGGCGTTGAAAAATACGCTTACAAAAGACACTTTCTATGAATTTGGACAAGGAGTTGGAACATTCCTTGGTGAATTACCATGGGGTGAAATCCTTAGTACCGCAGCTGATCTGCTATTAACTGGTCTTACCAGTGCATTAAACGGATTATTCGATGGATTAGAGGAAAAGCACCCGATAGCCGGACATATTGCAGAATGGCTTACAAAAGCATTTATTGCAGTAAAAATAGCAAATATTACAGGTATTGGAACTCTTGTTGGTTCACTTGTGGGACATATTGCAGGAAAAATAGCTGAAAAGAAAAATGCAGAACTAATTGCAGATAAACTTGCAACTGTTTTAGGAGATGGAACAAGTGGAGCAAAAGAAGCAATAAAAGATTTAGGGGATGAAGCAGAAGCAGCAGGAAATGGCGGGTTTACTACACTTGCAGAAAAGATAAAAAATCTCGGTGATGTCGCACAAACAGCTGGTGGACAATTCCAAGGATTTTGGGGATACGCAACCAATTTGGGTGCGACTGCATTTGTCGTGGAAGGTCTTGGACAGGTAAAAAAAGCTATGGACTTTAAAGATTCCACAGCTGACGCATTCAACGATTTTGAAGTTGTTAGAAAAGCATTGAAAATCATCGAAGACCAAACTGGAATCTCTGGTGATAAACTTATCGGACTTGGCGGTGATTTAAAAAATGTGAAAGACAATGCATTTGATTTTGATGGACAGCTCCAAACTGTAGAAACATCACTTGAAAATCTCGGAATTTCTTCTGATACATTTAAGCAAGCATTAAAACAAGCAATGGAGGAATCTGATACCTCTACAAATTCTCATGTAAGCAATATTAATGAATATATCGGTACGATGGGGACAGAATTTGATAATGCGAAATCTGCACTGGAAAGACTTTCAGATCAAGCAGTAATCACTCCAACGCAGTTTGATGAATTAAGTACTGTCCTTCAACAGCAAGAATCATCTGGTGCAACAGCTAGAGCTGCATTCCAAGCATTGATGGATAAAATGGCAGAGATGGGAATTGACACAAGAAAAGTTATAAAAGCTTTTTCAGAAGATGTTCCGAAAGCTTCATCAACAATGAGCAAATCAGTTGCAACAGCATCCGAATCCGTATCATCCAAGACAAAAACTGGCTTTGGTCTCGCCAATACCGCCGTAAGTACGGCAATGGCTGGGATGAAAAAAAGCACAGAAAGCACAATGCCTTCTATTTGGTCGAAGATAAAGAACACGAATGATGATGTTGAAACCAACTCTAAAACCAACTGGGAAAATTCTGCAAGTGCTGTATCGACAGCCCTCGGAACCATGGACACCGATACAAAAGATGTAATGGGTAAAGTTATGACAACCATCCAAAGTTATTGGTCTTCCGTTCTTATCAATACAAACCAGATTTGGGAAAAGGCTTCTGGAAAAGTTGACACGGAAACTGGAAAAATGAAAACCTACACAGAATCTAATTTGTCGGGGATTTCGGATAAAATTAAAAGACTATTTAATGTTAATCTTACATCAATTGGTCGGGAAACGGCTCAATCATTTGCCGATGGCATGAAACAAGTGCACTTGCCAACTCTGACTTATTATATTTCAGAGTGGAGAAAACATGATCTTGGTGGTGGAAGAACCAGTTCTACACCAGTTTACAAGCCTAATTGGTACGCCAAAGGTGGTCTTTTCAACGGCGCACAGGTAATCGGTATCGGTGAAGCCGGTTCCGAAGCCGTTCTTCCTCTGGAAAATCCACGAACCATGAAGAAGATCGCAGACAGCATTGTTTCTAGTTCGGACGGAAGCATGGGACTTACAAAAGAAGAAATGGCAAAAGCAGTAGCACAGGGCGTTGCAATGGCAATGAGTATGAACAGCGGAAATAACAATCCGCAGTACATTATGAATAGCATTATTCTGGACGGAAGCGAGATTGCAAAAGCAGTAACAAAAGCCCAAAATGATACAGATAGCCGTTTCAAACCGTCCCCGGCATATTGATTTTTGACTGATTGTGTGGTATGATTTCTTTAATGAAGAAGTACACACGGTTTTGATTTTTGAGCCGCTAAGAAGAAATTAATATTTCTCGATTTTGAGGAATTTTTATCTTACTTGGCGGCTCTTTTTTATTTTAACCGTTAATTTTGGTAAAACCAACAGGCTAGACCGATCATCGAAAAGCGGAAATGCCTTGCCGCCTGCCTGTTGATTTACATACAGTTCAAGGCACTCTTTTATACGAAAGGCAGGTATCAATCTATGGCAAAGAGTTTTAATTATCGGAAGTATTACAAAGAATACTATGGAATTGAGTTTGACAGCAGTTATGTAATTCACCATATAGACTTTGATAGAAGCAATAATGACATAAATAACTTGCTGCTGCTTCCAGGAAAACTGCATAGCAGATATCATTTTTTACTAAATGGATTTGATCTCGGAAAAGAACAAAAGAAAGGAACTGTAAGCCTAGATTTCAAAATCGTTTCTGAATGCGGGCATATTCCTATGTTTGGAATTAATATGATGAAAAATCTTTGCGAAACAATGGAAGAGATTGATAAATGGGTAAGAATAAAATCCGACATGGATAGGGCAAAATACAATAAAGAAGTATATGGTATTTAATAATTGGTAAAATCAGTGGGCTAGGGTAGCTCCCGAAAGTCTCACCTCCGAGAGATTGCCTACTGTTTTTATATTATCGGAGAAGTTTTTAGATATACGGAGGTTATCTAGCATGAGAAAAGAACAGTTTGTTTCCGAAAGAAGAGAAAGAGATTTCACGGGGGTATTTATACCGTCAAAATTATATCTTACAAATAAATTCAGCCCAAGAGAAAAATTTTTATTAGTGGAAATACATAGTCTTCGCAAAAGAGATAAAAGCGGTGATTGTTTTGCGAGCAATCGGCATTTTGCTGATTTTATTGGTGTGTCCGAACGTACTATTCAGTCAATGCTAAATGGGTTAAAACAGAATGGTTATATAACTTCATGGTATGAATATGAAAAAGATAATCCAAAAGTAATAAAGCATAGACACCTTATTCTCACAGAAAAATTTTATGAAGAATTTATAAATGAGCATGAGCAAAAAGATCAGCCCGAACGTGGTGAGAAAAAACGCATGGGGGATGGTGAGAAAAACTGCACCTTCCGTGGTGAGGAAAACTGCGTGGATAAGTATAACAGTGAAATAAGTATAACAGATATAGATAAGAAAACAGAACCAGACTTTATTGATAATAAAGAAAAAAAGACTTTATCTTATACAGATAAAGATAATCAGACTTCTGCTCCTAATAATTATAATAAATTAAATATATATAATATACCTCCTAGAACCAAGGAGCAGAAAGCCAACCGCTATAATTCAAGGAACCAATCATCTATCTTAGATTATAAAGACGAAGATGTTGAGAAATTGGTAACTGAAATATACGAAAGCATTTACGGAACAAAAGAGAATATTTTTGAAGACCATGACATTTGCTTATCTATATTCTTGATTACAGAGTTTTTCAAGAAATATCAAAAATACCGTGAAAAGAAACATCCGATGGTTACGCCAAACCAAGCCGAAAATATTCTGAAAATGGTACGCAATCCAGACACAGATATGGCAAAAGATGATTTGGTTGACGATAAAGAGGAACCACTGTTCTATCTTGACATGATGGAGGAACATTTTAAGACAAAGTGGGGAAAAAGAAATGGCGGAGATTTTGATTATAGAATCATGTTATTTTTTAAGGACACCACACAAAATATGCTATATCAAAGAGTGAAACAAAAAAGGGAGGACACACTATGAAAAGAATCAAAGCACTACTGGCAACTATTATCTGTATCTGCACTATCACATGGCTAACAGGCTGTGCAGCGAATGACGATTACATGAATGACGTGAAAGGAAATCTTTCTGGAAACAGCTACACAATCTATACCTACGATAACTACGGCAAAAAGGTTATGACCACCACTGGGGACAAGATTAATATTTCCGGGAATAAAACGAAATCTAAGGGCTACGATAGCGAGGGTAACGAAACAACCAGCTATGATGTATCTTCCGTCATTACAATTCTGATAGACGGTAAAGAAATTGAAAGTTGTGGTGATACTTGTATTTTTGAGCAAAAAGGATTGAAGCCGGAGGTTGATTTTACCCAGGAAGATATTACCAGCCATTCAACCGGGAAGATTTCAGAGAATGCATACATAGCCGGGATTGTGAATTATTATAAAAATTATTTTGGGAAATCTAGGGTTGTAGTAATTAAATCCCAACTTGGACAACCAATAGCCGCATATTCTGGTGACGAGGTGTTCTGGAAAATCCCGGACGATCTACCTAAAATGACAAAGTTAATGATTGACGGAAAAGCTCTTTATATCCACAGGGCAAATTTCCAGATTATTGATAAAGAATTACTGAGATAAAATAATCAAATCCGTTTCAAAATCTCTCACCAGATAAAATATAGGAATAAGCCAAGAAAATTGAAATTTGAACAAAGAAATTAATTAATTGTGGAGAATTAAAACATATGAGTCAAATAGGAACAGAACTTCCGACAGAATATTCAGACCGTTTCGATGAATTACGCCAGAATAGGGTTGAGGTAAGTTTTTACAAATATGGTACAGCAAAGGATAACTTCGGGGAGAAGTTGGTAAACGCCTTGGAATCCCACGATATGTGCATCAAAAAGTATCGTGAGACAGGAAACACAGAATATCTTTGCGATGCAGCTAATTATTTGATGTTTGAGTTTATGTATCCTCAAATTCCGGGTGCATACTTCAAGACAACAGACAGCGGAGAAAGTGCCGGAGTTGCCGGAACACCGATTAATCAGCTGAAAGAGAAGTGGTATTAACGAAAAGGAGATATGAAAACATAATGAACAGACCATTATTTGAGCCAGGAGACATTGTACAGCACTTTAAGAGAGAAACCATCAAGGAGCCACGCAACAACGAGTATTTGTATAAGTTTATCGGATATGCCAGACATACAGAAACAGGGGAAGATTTGGTAGTATACAGAGCTTTGTATGGCGGTAAGGAACTATTTGCCAGGCCAACAAAGATGTTTTATAGCAAGGTAGATTGGAACAAATACCCAGAAATAAAGCAAGAGCATAGGTTCGAGAAATATCATGGGGTTCTTTACGCTGATGGACTTTAAACAGACTTACTTTTCCATCTGGCAAGATATATGGAATCTCCACAAGAAGTATGCTTTTATCTCAAAAGACGATATTCCACAGTGGGAAAATCTCACCATGGAAGCAAAGCAGATTCACGATAAATACACTGATTCGGTTGGTGCGAAATTTGCCGAAGCTCTTTTGTTTGCCGTAACTGCGGAAATTGATAGAAAAGCGAAATAGGACTTCCAGAATACGTCCCAAGGTGGTAAAATATGGGTATCAAATATTGGGAGGTACGTATGTATGAAGAAAGCGAAAAAGTTACTATCAGTTTTGGCAGTCATGCTATTGATTGTCTGTATGGCAGTTCCAGTATCGGCAGAAAAATATTACAATACTGGCTATACTCAATATGGCGATTTTGTAGTCGGGAATGGAAGCCTACAGGAATTTAGCGGAAGAACAGTTGATGGAAACCTGTACGTTGTAAATGGTGGTTCTTATACGTTTTATGGAACCCTTACCGTAAATGGCAACATATATGTTTTTGGAGATTTCTACAACCATGGAACTATTAATGTTAGCGGAACTCTGTTTTGCTTAAATTATTACTACGGAGGAATACTTTTAAACTCTGCAACAAAAACAGAGAATGGTGTTACAACAGGATTTTCTTACGGAAATTTCTGGAATAACGGAAAAATTAATGGAAATTTAAAAGTTGATGCGCAAATAAATAATATTGAACCACCAGCGGTTCACGTTCATACACCTGGCGCAGAGCCTACTTGCACACAAGACCAAGTTTGTACGACTTGCGGAGCTGTCCTAAAGAAAGCAACAGGGCACACCCCAGGAGCATATGCGACATGTACAATGCCACAGAAATGTACTAAGTGTGGAATTATACTAAGAAACGCCAAAGGACATGTACCTGGCGCAGAAGCCACTTGCACAAAAGAACAGACCTGTACGGTTTGTGGTGCAGTATTGTCAAGCAAGACACCACATACACCAGGCCCAAAGGCAACATGTGTTGATGACCAAATTTGCGTAGAATGTGGTGCAGTGATTAAAAATGCATTAGGTCACAGCCCTGGTAAACCTGCAACATGTACTGAATCACAATATTGTACAAGGTGCGGAAAAGTTCTTGCAGAACCAACAGGTCATAATTGGTCTGAATGGAAAGAAGAGAAAGCAGCCACATATTATAGTTCATCTGAAATTGTTAGAAGATGTTCTAAATGTGGAGAAAAGGAAATGAGGTATGGTGACGCTGTTCGCCCGACCGGAAAAGCAAATTACAAAAATGTAATTCTACAAAAAGGTAAATCAACTACAGCTGTTAAAATTACTGGCATGGTGAACGGTGATTATTTAAAATCCGTTGTGCCAAAGAATAAAAAACTTGCAAAAGTTACCGCCGTGAATAAGAACGGAAGTTTTAAAATAAAAGCATTAAAGAAAACTGGAAAAACTATCATTACAGCAACTTTAGAAAGTGGCGTTACTGTGGACATTAGCTTAACTGTACAGAGTAAGGCTGTCAAAACAAAGAAACTGTCCGTGAATAAAACAACAGTCAATCTTACAAAGGGTGGAACGTTTACCATTAAGGCAAACAAGACACCATTTAACTCAAAAGACACTGTTAAGTTTTCTTCCTCTAATAAGAAAGTGGCAACAGTAAGCAAAAAAGGAAAAATTGTTGCAAAGAAGAACGGAACAGCCTATATAACCGTAAAATCTGGAAATGTCAGCAAAAAAGTTAAAGTTGTGGTTAAGAACAAAAAGGCAACCAAAAATCCAACATCTACGGTATACGAGACTGACCGTTGCAAGGTAAGATATGTTTCTGGTGAGATTTTTGACTATTACGGAACATATTATTTTGAACCTAAATTTGAAGTAACCAACAAAGCAACTGTTTATTTTCACCCAAGCGGCGAATTTGAAGTTAAAGCATATCAAGATGCGCAAGAAATATATTTGAACGATTCTTGGGATGATTCAGAAAATAGTCCCAGAAGTGATGTTCCAGAAAAAAGCACGAAGAACATAGTGTATCGTATTTGTTTAAACGATACTAAAAGCCCAGTAACTATTAAGATTAGTCAAAATTTTTATTGGGGAGCACCAACAACTACATTTACAATTCCGATAAAGGGAATGAAAATTGTAGAGGGCGAAGATTGATAAAACGATTAGGGCTAGGGAGAAATCCCTAGCCTTTTATAATCCGTTGGTGGAACCATTTCCATAAATTTCAGTTTCACCATCCATTTGCATTTGAGATAATGTATCATCGGCAGTTTTTAATAATTCATCTCCTTTTTGCCAGACATAAGAAATATATATATTGTTAGTTTCTAAATCATCATCATAATCTGACAAATCGGATGCCCGAAGAACTAAAGCAGTATTGTTAGCGCCATACCACCATGTATAAGTATTTTTTATTCCCCATTGAGTAGTATCGCTCTCTGTTTTATCAGGATCACCATAGACAGATGAAAGTTTTTCAAATAAATCAGAATACATAGAGTCTATATCTTGCGGTTCAAATTCATATTGCGCACCATATAACAAAGTGTTACTATCATCAAAATCTATTTTATTTTCATTAATGTTATAAGAATAGTAAAAATTCAAGTAAGGAGTAGAATATCCAGCTACATCTACATCTGCTATATCTAATGGCTGAGCATAAAGGCAGATTTTACCATCATAAACATTGGAATCGTCAGACGAACCAGTTAATATTTCTTTTGTACTCATTGCATTTATCCCATCTAATTGTATGCCATAAAGACACTGATCTGGAAACAAATCCTTTGTATCTGAGAAAGAAGTTCCCCATGGAATATCCCTAAAAAGAATTTCTTTATCTGTTTTAGCGAACACAGGCGTAACACTTGAAAAAATGGATGTTAAAGCCAAAATCATAACAAATTTTCTTTTCATGTAAAATCCCCCTCTTTAGTATGATATACCTATTTTACCACTCCAAAACGGATAGTGGAATAGGAAATTTGAAAAAAATGAAAATAATACTTGACAGGATTGTTGCTACACACTATAATAGGATTGTAGCAACAAAGAAAGAGAGGTGATATAAATGGCTGCTATGAAAATCGGAACAAAATTAACTGACAATCCAAAAGACTATATGTTAAGGACAAGATTAGACAAGAAAACTCTTCAAAAACTGGATGCTGTTGCACTTGAAAAGGCTACTACAAGGTCTGAAATTGTGAGAATTGGGATTGAAATGCAGTATGATAAAATGTTCCAGAGTGATAAAAAATAAGAGATTCCCGACCGACCAAAGTTAAGAATCTCTTAAATGATTCTGCCACCAAATAGGAGGCTATACAAATTATAACACTGTATGCCTCCTGTTTGCAAATAAAAAATCAAAATTTCACAGGAGGTTTTTAATATATGAACGAAATCACAATTAACACAGCAAACCAGACACCTATTGAGATTGCGCTTGGAATTGATGAAGAGGGCATGACTACTGCAAGAAAACTATATTCATTTTTAGAACTTGCACAAGGACAGTTTTCAAGATGGTGCAAAAGAAATATTATTGAAAATGATTTTGCAATGGAGAATGAAGATTATGTGCGACTCGACATCAATGTCGAGACACCGACAGGTGGCGTTATTCAAAGAGAAGATTATAAACTCTCTGCCAGCTTTGCAAAGAAACTTTCCATGCAATCAAAGAGTGTCAAAGGTGAGCAAGCCAGACAATATTTTCTCAAAGTAGAGGACAAATTAAAAGAAACAGTTCGCCACCCAGTACCAATGACCATCCCCGAACAGATTCAGCTTCTAGCACAGGGAAACGTAGAACTGAATAAGCGGATTGACGATATCCAGACAGAGTTTGAGACTTTGAAAATGGATTTGCCGATTCTCCCGATTGAAGCGGAGAAAATCACGGAAGCAGTAAAGAGAAAAGGAACGCTGGTGCTTGGCGGTAAGGAATCCAATGCTTACAATAGCCGTTCCATTCGTCAGAAAATTTACAGTAACATTCATTCCAATCTGCGCTACCAGTTCCAGGTAAAAAGCTACAAGGCAATTAAGAGAAGCCAAGTAGAACAGGCAGTCAAGATTATTGGAGAATACAAACCGCCAGTTTTCTTGAAGAATGAGATTGATACAGAAAACGCACAGCAGAGATTCTTTTAATTAGATTTTTACAGGGATACACAGGAGGAAAATAAAATGACAAAGGCTGAATTACAGAAAACAATCGACGAACTGAACGCAGATAACAACGAGTGCTTAGTGCTTCTGGACGAGTATATGTACAGACAGAGAATCATTGAAAATCTTATCAATTTGAAAGACCTGTCAAAATTAAAGGGAATGTATCTCTTTACCAAACAGTTAATCGGGAAAGCGTGATCGTATGGCAAGCAGAATCCAGTTCAATGACTTTCAGAAGAAGAGCGTGTACGCCAAGTGCAACGGAAAATGTGCAATATGCGGTAAACCTGTCAAATTCAAGAAAATGACAATCGACCACATTACGCCGTTGTCCCGGGGCGGCACCAATGATATTAAGAATCTGCAACTGGCTTGTAAGCGTTGCAATAGCATGAAGAGCAACATGACAATGGATGATATGATGGGGCAGATTTCCGAGATTTTGAAGTATAACCGCAAACAGAAGTTGATTAGAGTGTTGGGAGGAATTGTAGAATGATTGACTATAAAGAAGAAATCAAGAAACTTTTGGAAAAAGTAGATGATTATTATGATCTCAAAAGAACATATAAGTTGCTCGAATATCTGTACTTAGAGGAAGTTTTAAAAACAGTGAAATGATACCAAAGTATACTGAATGATACTTTCACCGTATGTTATACTATAAAATCATAATAAGCAATTTTTAAAGCGTTTACCTTTCGGGGTAGGCGCTTTTTTCGTGTGTAAAAATACATGAGGGTTAGCATATGGCAGAAGTATTTCTTAAAGTGGATGGGGTAGCATTGCCCTGTCCTTCTTCTTTTACTTGGGGGTTACAGGATATATCGGCGGCAGAATCTGGCAGAACAGACGATACGACCATGCATAAAAACAGAGTTGGACAGAAACGAAAGCTGTCTGTAGGTTGGAATGGCCCAGACTGGGACACTGCTTGCAAAATTATACAGGCAGTAAATCCAGAGTACATACAGGTCACATATCCAGACCTGTTATCCGCAAATAAGCACGAAACCAGAACATTTTATGTTGGGGACAGGGAATCCCCTTTTAAGTGCTGGTGGGTTGGAAATGAGCGCATGGAAGGACTTAGTTTTGACTTTATCGAGAGGTAAAATATGCGAAATTTATCAACGGAATTTAAAGAACAACAGAATAGTGGGAACCGTAACTATCTGAAATATGCAGATTTTACCTTTACGGACGGAAGCACATTATCCATTACCGACAAAGACTTATGGTCTAATGGCTTCAAATTTGAGGATGCAGTATCGCAAAGTGGTTCTTTTGATATCGGCGCAGCTATCGTAAATAAGCTGACATTGCAAATCAACAACTTTTCTGGCAAGTACACAGATTACATCTGGGACGGAGCGAGAGTCGTTTGCCATATTGGGCTTGAATTATCTACTGGTATTGAAAGAATCCGTATCTGCACCATGACAGTAACAGATGCACCATATCAGAACACAGCAATTATCAGTCTAACTTGCGAAGATTCCATGCGATTATTTGATCGCGATTATTCAGAAAGTAAACTGACTTATCCGGCAACAAGATTACAAATCATCCAGGATGCTTGCAATGTGTGCGGAGTAACACTTCAATCTACAAGGTTTGATAATGATGATTTTGTGATTCAGAATCGACCAGACGATAGTAGCATTACTTTCCGACAGGTAATTGCATGGGTAGCGCAGATGGGCTGCCAGTGGGCGAAAACAGATGCATACGGCAGATTATGCCTTGACTGGTATAAAAATGAAGTGCCAGACGATTTTTATAATAAGGAAGAAGTACCATGGAAAGATATTGAAGGAAAAGATATCTTAGATACTACTGGCGCACAGATTATCACTGTTATGCAAAAGGGTATTACAGCCATAGATACAAATGGATTCACACCATGGATGTACGATATCGAAATAACAGGTGTAAAAGTTACAGAATACGTTGAAAATTCTTCTAAAAATGAAGCGAAAACATATCAGTCGGGGAAATCTGGCTACGTTATCGAAATAAGTGATAATAAGCTAATTCAAGAGGGCTCTGGCGAGAAAATCTGTCAAATTATCGCAGACAGGTGCGTGGGGCTGAAATTCAGACCGTTTACCACAGGCGCATTGACCAATATTGCATGGGAAGCTGGTGACACCATTGAGATTTCCGACAGAAATGGGAAACAGTACAAGAGCTTCCTAACTTCTGTTGCTTTGAATCCAGGCACATTTGAGCAACTTGAATGCAGTGCTAAGAGTGTATCTAGGAATAAGCAGAAACAATACAGCCTTAATCAACAAGTACAGGCAGAAAACAAAAAGAATTTAAGAGATGAACGTACCGCCAGAGAAAAAGCTATAGAGGAGTTGTCTAATCGTTTAGCGGAATCCTCTGGCGTATATACTACCGTAGAGCAACAGCCGGACGGAAGCAATATTTATTATCTTCACAACAAGCCACAGTTATCCGATTCTGATATTGTTTGGAAAATGACCGCAGAAGCATGGGCAGTATCTACAGATGGTGGACAACATTGGAATGGCGGTATGACTGTCGATGGTGATGTGATTGCCAGAATCCTTACGGCTACAGGTGTTAATGCTGACTGGATTAATACGGGAACCATTAAGGCTATTGATAAAGATGGAAACACAACTTTCCTGGTTGATGTAACAACAGGAAGGGTTATTATTAATGCAGATTCTGTACAAATCAAGGGAAAAGATGTTAATGCAATTGCAAAGGAAAAAGCAGAAAAAGAAGTAAATAATTTTATAAGCAATACATACACAACTGATATCAATAATTTACAGTCTCAAATCGACGGACAGATTGAGACTTTTTTTTATGACTATGAACCAACCTTGCAGAATATCCCGGCTTCTGGTTGGACTACCAACGAAGAACGAAAGAAACATGAGGGTGACTTATTTTACTGGAAATCCAAAGGATATGCTTACCGTTTTATGCAAGATGGGGCAACATGGAAGTGGCAACTGGTACAAGATACTGATATCACGTTAGCACTTGCCGCCGCAGAAAAAGCGCAAGATACGGCAGATCATAAGCGGCGTGTATTCGTCGTTCAGCCAAAGCCACCTTATGACATTGGAGACTTATGGACGCAAGGCTCTAATGGTGACTTGATGAGATGTAAGGTTGCCAGAGCAAGCGGCTCTTATTCAGTGGATGATTGGGAAAAGGCTTCAAAGTATACGGACGATAGCTCTTTAGACTTATTTATTAATGGTGTTTTTAAAGATTCTCTTAATTCTTTAAAAACACAGATAGACGGGAAAATTGAGACTTGGTATCAGCCAAACGATCCATCTGTAAAATGGACAAAAACAGAGGAATATCCATGGTGTGATATTGACGGAAACAAGATTCTGGATGAATCCGGGAATGAAATTGTTTTGGTATGGGAATCTGAGAAGGTAGAGCATGAAGGCGATCTTTGGCATAATACCACGGATAACACCCAGTGGATATACAAATCTGGCATCTGGCAACCACAGTCCATACCAAATGAATTGTTGGACAAGATAGACGGTAAATCATCTGTTTACATGATTCAGCCAACACCACCATATTACGAAGGTGACTTGTGGGTAACGACCAATAGTGAAGGAAAGGCTTCTCTCAAAACCTCCACTGTAAATCGTGTTGATGGAAATTTTGACGCATCTGATTGGATTGATTTCAAGTATGCCGATAAGGACGATATAAAAAACGCAATTGATAATTATGATAACAGTCTTGGACAGGACGCAGTGTTTAATAAGCTTACAAAAGGTGGAGTGGAACAGGGAATCTATATTCAAGACGGAAAAGTATATATCAATGCAAAATACATTTTAGCTGGATTGCTTGCTGGTGAGAGAATCAATGGTCGAGGATTGAAAGTTATTGATGACGACAAGAATGTGACTTTAGAAATCGACAGTAAAGGAAACGTCATACTAGCTCCAAAAACTTTTTTGTTGCAAGGGAAAACTGTAAAAGAAATTGCAGATTATTCTGCCAGTACCGCAGTTTCCGAACAGACACAAGCTGATATTTTCAACAAACTTACCAATGGTGGCAAGGCACAGGGGATTTACTTGGATGAAAACGGAAATGTCTATGTAAATGGAGAATACGTGCAAGCCAAAGGAATTAGGGTTGTTGATGGTAATGGAAAGACCACTTTTGCCATTGACAAAACCACTGGTGCAGTAACAATTTCAGCTTCCAGTTTTGCTCTTGGGGATAAGAGTATTTCCAGTATTGCAAGCGAGGAAGCACAAAAGAAGATTGATGCATTGCCAAAAGATACGGACAATCTTTTAAATGGGTATCTTCTTACAAAATCAGATGTAGAAACATATTGGGATTATAGCGGAAGTATTAATTATGATGTGATAAATCCTAATAAAAGTCGTGATGGTGCAGTTGCTATTACAGCGAATGGCTCTGATTGCTATTTGAGCGCAAAGAGAAGTAATAACCAGGTTGTACGATTGCCTGGAACATATCAAGTGTCAGTCTGGCTAAAAGCAACTCAAAACATGAAAATAAAAGTGTCGCTAAATAGAGTAGCACAAGATGTAAGCGTCACTACAGAGTGGAAAAAATATGAATTTTTGCAAAATGTTACAACGATAAGTTCAAATTATCAATTATTTACAATCGGTGGATTCAACAGTTTTACAAGCGGTACTTTGGGAGTTTATCGCCCGGAAGTAACTGTGGCGGTAAGTAGTGAACATGTATTGAACTTGCTCACAGATAATGGGGCAAAGCAAGGAATATACATGTATAATAACAACCTTTATGTAAATGGACAATTTATTAAAGCACTAAGTATAGCTGCTGACGCTTTGAAGGCTGGTGCTGTTACCACTAAAAAATTAGACGCAAAAGCGGTCACGGCAGAAAAAATGTCCGTGCAGGAACTTGCAGCAGTTGGAGCAACAATTGCAGGTTTTATTATCAGTAGTGACAGAATAAAAAGAACACTGTCTGGCAATACATTAGATATATTCGCAGGAAATGAATACAATCCTCCTAGTTTACTTTCACAAAATTCAACAGGCGATTTCGTGAAATACTCTGGAAATGGGGTGCAATCGAGCACACCTGCGTCATTGACTTTAGTTCTGGGAGATACAACCTCTAAAAACGGATGGACATCTGGAGCAAAACATTATTTGGGAAGAACTCAATTTAATGAAGAGGTGAAAGTAGTTGGAAACTTCTCCGTCACAGGAACTAAATCCGTTATAGCCAAAACCGAAAACTATGGCAACCAACTATTCTATTGTTATGAAACCCCAACCCCAACTCTTGGAGATTTTGGCGGTGGAGTAATTGGGAAAGACGGAATGGCAATCATCTCAATTGATGATATATTCCAGGAATCAACAGAAACAGCAATTGAATACTATGTATTCCTTCAAAATGAGGGAGAAGGGCAGTCTTGGGTATCTGAAAAGTCAGATACCTATTTTGTTGTCAAGGGAACCCCAGGATTGCGGTTCGCATGGGAACTGAAAGCTAAACAGAAGAACAAAGAGTATATCCGTTTCAATGCCGGAAAAGAAGACCGAGAAGTGAATTTTGAGACAGTCAACCTTGAAAATGTAATGTTCGAAGAACGCGAAAAAATTATACAAGAAATGGAAGGAGAATTATTATGAGCGTGATTAAAAAGCTTACATCATTTATGAAACTGTCAACAGGTGAGGGCGATAGAATCGCCTTTACCTACTCAACGATTGATACCGAAAGTGGAAAGGTTTTAAGTCAGAACGAGAAAGGAAATTTTCTCATTTTTGATGAGGGGCTTTCTGCAAATGTTAAGGCAATTGAAGATTATATCAATAAAAATCAATTGAATTAAAGGAGGACAACCACATGCCAAAATGGACTGAATACACATCAAAAGATACGTTAGCGGATAATGACGAAGTAATGCTGTATGACGCAACTGCGAGAGCGAACAAGCGCGGATTAATGAGCAAGTTTTGGAATTATGTAGTGGATAAAATGTCAACGGCTGTTATCTCGAAATTGGAGACAAATAATAAGACAATCATCGGGGCAATAAATGCACTAAATAGTGACACTGCTTTCGAAAAACTCATCATGTTAGGAAATTCAAAAAACGCTATAAAAATAACGCCATCCGTTAGTTATCAGATGTTTTTTGTTTACGGATATCTGTCATACCCATGGATGGGAGTTATAGTTTCCGAAGGTAAAGTTACAAATTTCAAATTTGAAAAAGTAGGTTCTGAACCAGTATCTATAGAAAAAAGAGGAGAGGATTCCTTAATCTTAAAATATTCAAAAATATGGGGACAAATTGTAATAAGTTCGAAATATGCTTTCAATTACGAAATACTACAGCTCTAATTTTCCTCTTCCCAGTATATCACAACAACAAAAAGGGAGCTGAGTTCCCGACTACCAATCAAAAAACTCAGCTCCAAGCACCACAAAGGGTACAGTATTATTATAGCACAGTACTCTCCCTTTGTGAACCCAAAAGGAGGGTATTTTTTATGGAAAATAATAGGGAAAATAAAATGGAACAAAGAATTTTAAAGAAGAATAATTATAAAGTGTATGTTTATACCAATAAAATAAACGGGAAAAAGTATGTTGGTCAGACTTGCAGAACATTAAAAATTAGAGCTGGGAGTAAAAAGGGGCAAGGATATAAACATTGCATACGTTTTTATAATGCTATTCAAAAATATGGAATTGAAAATTTCGAAGCAAAAATATTGTATGATAATTTAAGCCTAGAAGAAGCAAATAAATTTGAAATTAAAACAATTTCAGAATTAAAGACAACTGATTCTAAATACGGTTATAATATTTGCACTGGCGGTGAAGGCGCTAAAAATTTATCTCTTATGGTTCCGGTTGTTCAGTTTGACAAAAGTTTTAATTACTTAAACCGCTATGACTCTATAAAAGAAGCAAGTGAAGCAAACGATATAGATTTAAGTAAAATTTCACTTGTGTGTAAGCATAGAGAAGGATACTATACTGCCGGAGGATATATTTGGCTACACGAAAACGAATACTTGAGTAACCGCTATAATAAAGAGAAAATATTAAGTTTGGTTAATAAGGAATTTGAACATCCAAATGCAAGACCTGTAGTCCAACTTGATCTTCAAATGAATTTTATTGCTAGATTCGATAATATTTGTAAAGCATCAAAAACAACAGGTGTAAGAAGAAATGGAATTAATTATAACTGTATTCATAAATTAAAAACTTCTGGTGGATACATTTGGATATATGAAGAAGAGTATGAAGAAATAAGAGGTAATAATAGTGTAATAAATAATATTGTTAAAGAAGCACACACAATACACCATCAGAGAAAAGCAGTTATTCAATTTGATGAAGATATGAATTATATAGCTGAATTTGAATCAGTGTTAGAAGCATCCAAGAAAGCAAAAGTAGATAGAAAAGAAATTAATAATGTATGCAAAGGAATACGTAAAACTGCAAACGGCTATATTTGGAGATATAAAGAATTGATACCACAATGATTTATGCTAAAATCAGCCACGATTCTGTGAAATTTAATCATAAGAGATATATTGCATAAAGAGTTTATGCTAAAGAGCATCCCATTTGGGGTGCTTTTTATTATGCACTTTTTAACCTCAATAATGAAAGGAGAACATACATGAATATCAATACCTCATTAATCAGCAACAACAACAGCTACGCAGGACAAACACCTTGGTATATTGTCATTCACAATACAGATAATATCGCCAAGACAGCAGATGCCAAAGCACACGCCACTGCACAGCATAATGGCAATTTTCATGGCTATTCAGCCCATGTATTCGTGGACGATAAATCAGCATACCAAGCCTTGCCGTATAATCGTGGGGCTTGGCACGTTGGGGTAAATTACGGCGGTAAGCTTTTTGGAACTGTAAATAATCATAATTCCATCGGAATTGAAATGTGCATGAATGCCGGATATAACTACGAAAAAGCATACCAGAATACCGTTGATGTATGCAAGCAATTGATGAAAAAGTACAATATCCCGGCATTCCGAGTAGTGCAGCATTACGATGTGTGCGCTAAGAATTGTCCATCCGTTATCCGTAAAAATGGTGACTGGGATAGATTCAAGAAGCTCATTTCCAGTGAAACCGTGACAGCGCCAACCACAAAGCCGACAGTAAAGGTTGACAAGTATTACCGTGTTCGCAAGACCTGGAAGGATTCCAAGAGCCAGATCGGGGCGTACAAGTCATTGAAAAATGCGAAGAAGGCTTGCAAAGCCGGTTACTCTGTTTTTGACTGGAACGGAAAGGCTGTTTATTCCGTAACAGCAAAGAAAAGTGTAGCCAAAGTTGCAAAAGAAGTAATCAATGGCGAATGGGGGAATGGACAAGATAGACGAGACCGCCTGGAAGTTGCTGGCTACAACTACGCGGAAGTGCAGAAAAAAGTCAATGAATTACTGAAATAATAATACTCCCGGGGCTTTCCCGGGAGCTACTTAAATGTTGTATATTCTTCAAATTCGTTTCTTATTTTCGCAAAGTCTTTTCTTCTGATGGGAACAGTATTCCCAGAAAACATAAGGAACGAAGTGTTTATTTCTTTTACCTCGTCCATGTTTATTATGTAGCTCTGGTGACACCTCAAGAATCTGGAATCCAGTAATTCTTCAATATCGGATAGTTTACATCGTTCCGTATAAACTATACCGCAAGTGCAGTGGATAATGATGTATTTGTTTCGGCTCTCAATATATTCGATATTTTGAAACTCCACCCGATGAATAAAGTCTTTTCCTTTTATCATAAGAGTGCTTTTGCTGATATGTTCCAGAGCATGATTGAAAGCACTATACATTCTGCCGTTTTCAGAACCTTTTATGATATAGTGTACCGGGAGTATATCAAGAGCTTCAAAAACATACTCTTTGTGGGCTGTCCAGAAAATAATATTTCCATTATAGCCATTTAATCTCAATTCCTTTGCGACTTCAATTCCATTTTCTTCTTTCAAAACGATATCCAAAACCACAATATCATACCACTCGCCATCTGCCACATCATCAATAAGCGGCTGCCCTTTATCATACGGAGTAATCAATGCTTTTATATCACCATTTCGTTTGAGAAAATTATTAATCCGATGCATAAATATATCAATCTGGATTTCGCTATCATCACATATTGCAATTCTCATTCAAATCATCTCTTTTCACGTAAAATTCGCCACCAGAGGTGCTAATTTCGCCATTTCCTGTGTGATTGTATATTTTTTGATACAATGTTATTGTAATACATTAAGATGATAGTGTAAAGGGGATGGATTCATGGAGAAACATAAAAAAATTATAATTGTGTTTATACTGATATTCGTGCATGTGCTCTTGATTCAATATGTTTACTTCTGCCCGGAGCGTAGTATTATCTTTGGGAGGGGTAAAACTATCGCAATTGCAAAAGCAGAGGTAAAACAGGTTGTCCATGAGCGCTATAAATCCCTCGCTGACAAGCATCCAGCCCCTTTATTTCTATCTATTATTATTACGATTTGGAAAAGCAAAAATCACAATATTTACACAAAAAAACTTATAATTCATCAAAAAATTAGAAGAAACCAGCTTCCTAGGAAAGATTTAAGCGGAAACAATTCTATCCCAGTATATGGTTATGAAAACATGATATAATTTAATAAATAAGAACATATGTTTGCAATATTGGGAGGGATTTACGTGGATTACAAGAAAGAAATTATTGAGATGCTTGAAAATATACATAGCGAAAAGTTTATGAAGTTTTTGTATAACATGATTATTTCATTTAAAAAACAATGGGGCTATTAAAAAAAGCAGGGAGATTAATCCCTGCTCTTTTTGTAAAGAAATTCAATCATGTCGAAAACACTCTTTTTATCAGTGTCACTCAGTTCAAGCAACAGCTTAACATGTTCTACAGATATTGTGTCAATCATAAGTTTTGGGATAAAATCTGTTTCGGTTTCTAAATTATCTTCCCATCCCATCAAATATGCTGGAGTAGTGCAGAGCGCATCCGCCAATGGCTTTGCATATTCTGCTGGTACCTTGTCAATATCTCCTTTTTCATATCTAAATATAGTAGATCTTGATACGCCCAACTTTTCAGCAAGTTCATCAGCGCTCATACCAAGCTGTTTTCTTCTCTTTTTTATTTGTTCGCCAGTTTTCGACATTTTGTACACCTCCTTTCTGAAATATATAATATCATTAATGTTGCGAAAATGCAACAAAAATAATTGCAAAAATGCGAATTTTTATATTGACAAATGCGACTGCAAGAGGTAATATATAATCACAAAGTCGCATTAATGCTACTAGAAAGGAGGTAACGCTTGTGGTTGTAAATATAGCAAGGCTTAAAGGTAAAATTGTTGAACATGGAAACACACAAGAAGCTGTTGCAAGCGCAATTGGTATGGATAGAAGCACTTTTTACCGCAAACTGAAAGATGGTGGAGAGAAGTTTACAATTGGTGAAATTCACGGAATTGTAAGCGCAGTTCCTTTAAGCAGGGAAGAAGCAATAGATATTTTTTTTACACAGTAGTCGCAATAATGCGACAGGAGGCATTAATGTTAATTCATTTAAAAAAAGCTCTTGATGACAAAGGAATTACAATCAGAGCGTTTGCAAAGGTTCTTAGTGTTGATGAAAGGACTATTCAAAACAAGATAAAGGGGAAAACACCTTTTACATATCCAGAAGCAGTCCTTTCTAAAAAAGAGCTTTTTCCAGAATATGATCTGGAATATCTGTTTAAAGAAGAATAGCAAAAAAACTGACAGGAGTGCTGTCCTATCAGTTTTTGCCTAAATTTGTTTACCTTATGTGTTTTGCAGACGGAACGCACTTGTTCAGTCACATAAGCAGCACCAAATGTTTCTTGAAACACTTCGCCACTTACGCAGTTTTAGTTCTGCGATTGAGTAAAAAAAGATTAGCTGCCCATTAGTTGGCGAATGTAGGAATTTTACCTATAAAAGTAAAATTGCTTAACGGTCTTTGGTAACGCAGGTTACTCTGCTTGCGACCTACAATAAGGAACAGGGCAAATTCAAAAGTTGGGTCAAAGCAAACAACTCCTTTCATTGCCCATTATTTGGGTATGAAATAATTTTAACACATAGGAAAAATATTTTCAATGCAAGAAAGGTAAGGTGGTGAATATTCCTGGCGAAACTATTGTGAAATTCAAAAACGGAACAGTGTTACATATGCCGTTTGAAATGTATGAAGAAATTTCTTTCGATAAGAAATCAATTACAGAACTTGAATTTAAAAAAAGCGGAATAATTTGCAAAGTAAAGTTTTCCTTCGATGATGTACTCTATGTTATGAGAACAATACTGAATGCATCTGAAGCAAATCAAACTTTTAAAGCAAAAATTGATGGAAAGACTGTTTCAGAATGCGTTTTTGATGGAATTACTTCTGCTGTTCAGAAATCCATTCGTGATACTGACGTAGAAGATTAACGGCAATCGAGGTAGATAATCCAGTAATGACAGTTACAAAATTATCTGTATTTTCGATCGTGCTAACTGTTGGGGTGATTAGTTTTTCCATGTCAACAGTTTTTTAAAAATCATCAAAGCTTTTCAAATTAACACCTCCTTCCTAAAGGAGACTATATCACAGAAAGGAGACTAATGAACGAATTAATACCAATTAATTATGACGGCGAACAGCCTACGGTATCGGCAAGAGAGCTTTATAAGGCACTTGAAGTCAGCAAAAGATTTTCTGCGTGGTTTGAGACAAACTCACAAGGGTTTGTAGAAAACGAGGATTTTACAAGTGTACTTTCGGGTACGGTTGTAAACAATGGAGCACACAGAGAAATACAAGATTATTTTTTATCAGTAGACATGGCAAAACACATCTGTCTTATGAGTAGAACTGATAAAGGAAGAGAATGCCGGCAATGCCTTATTGATTTGGAAAAAGCCTGGAACACGCCAGAGCAGATATTTGCCAGAGCACTAAAGATGGCAGACCAGACAATAGCCAAGCTTAAAGACACAAATAAGTCTCTTGTGGAGAAAATCGAAGCCGACAGACCAAAGACAATTTTTGCTGATGCGGTATCAACTAGCCACACTTCAATCCTTATTGGTGATCTTGCAAAGTTAATTTGCCAGAACGGTGTCCAGACAGGACAGAAGAGATTATTCCAGTGGATGCGAGAAAACGGATATCTGATGAAGTCTGGTGCAAGTTACAATATGCCAATGCAGAGATACATTGAACAAGGGCTATTTGAAGTTAAGGAATCCAGTGTTCAGAATCCAGACGGAAGTGTCAGAGTAACGAGAACCACAAAAGTTACTGGAAAAGGACAACTGTATTTTATTAACAAGTTTTTGGGAAATGAAATGGCAAGTTAGGAGAGGAAAAACATAATGAATGTTGAAGAATATTTAAATCAAAAGTTGTCAAGTTATGAGGGACAGAAATATTTAGAGTTCAGAAGAAGAAACGGACAGAAAGCAGATGAACTTTACAAAAAGGTAAAGGATGAAATTGCCGAATGCCATCTGTCCGTTACCGAAGCAAAAGGTTTTTTGGAATTTATGAAGTTGGTCGTTGAAGGAGCTTCATATATTACACCAAAGGAATAACAGTGGTACTAATGGTATTAACACCTAAAGCATCTGTGCTGTCAGTTACATCTTGAATTTCTTTTGCAGTGTGAAGCATTGAAAGAATTTCTTTTGAATACGGATGTTCTTTGCCACAGTTTGGACACGAAATTTTATCCGCACTTATTGCTTCATTCAAGTAGTAGCTACAACGACAGTTACAAGAAACTTTTATTTGTAGAAACATTTTAACACCTCCCTTCTGTGAACATTATACCATTCAGAAGGGGAAAATAAAAGAAAACATGGAGGAAAAACAACATGATTAAATTTGATAAAGGCTTAGTTGAAATTTCTGGTAAAGGTATTGATATTCTTGCAGAGTACGCAGTTATCACCCACGAAATTAAAGAGATGTTCGTAAAAAATGGTGGAGAAGAGAAAGACGTAAAAGAGCAGCTTAGACATTCTTTCGAGCATGGTCTTATGAATGAGGAAGAACTTGGCAAAGAAATCAAGGAAAAGTTCAAACAGGTAGATGCAATTATTCCGATTGTTTCGCTTCTGGAAGAAATGCTTAAAACATTTGGAGCAAAAGACAAGGAGGACTAAGCATGGGGGAAACTAAGAGCATAGATTACATTCCAGAGAACGCCAATGAGGAATATGCACTTCTGGTTGGAAGATTAAAGGCATTTGAAGCTTGGGCGAATAGCGTGAAAGATTATGATTTTACAAAGGACATGGCATTCAGAATGCTTGGGCTTGGTTTAGAGGAATCAAAGGAGGAAAAGAAAGAATGAAATGCTTTAAAGGCTTTGATAAAGACTTAAAGTGCAGAGATTTCCAGTATGAAATTGGAAAAGAATACACAGAAGAAAAAGCAGACATTTGTAATTGCGGATTCCATGCTTGTAAATTCCCGATGGACGTATTCGGTTATTATTCTCCTTCAGATTCCAGATATTGTGAAGTTGATCTTGAAGCGAATAATCAGTTATCTAATGATAGCAAGAGAGTTGGGAAGAAAATTTCCGTAAAAGCAGAAATTGGAATTGCTGGAATTATTAAAGCTGGCGTTGAATACATCAAAGAGCAAGTTAATTGGGAAGATGATAAGGCAACCAATACCGGAAATTATTCAGCAGCAACCAATACCGGATATCATTCAGCGGCAACCAATACCGGA